CACTAGGAGGAGTGTATTCTTTTAAATGTCCACCAGCACGTAGCATATCAGCATCATGAGGAGACTTTAATAATTCATCCATAGAATAATCACCAAACTTAGCAATCACTTGTGGTTGCCAATCATTACTAACCCATCCACCATCTTCCATGAAACTAGAATATGTAGATTGTATATTTTGAGCACCTTGTGCCCAAGCAGCTCTCTCTGTATTTTTAGCTGTTGTATCTTGTAAGTTAGCAAGTCTATTAGCATCTTTAGCACCACCTAATAAGTTACCAACAACACCACCTAACGCTCCACCAACCATACCACCAATTGGACCAAACACACTACCAACAGCAGAACCTACACCTTTACCAATAGATGCTTGACCTGAGTCTTGGAAGTAATCTCCAAACTCTGCTGTAGGTAAATTACCACCATAAGCATATTGTTTAGCGTTATCATCATTCAATGGAGTGAATCCAAGGTCTGAATATATATCTAAAGGGCTATTATATGTATTCTGAATCTCTGTTGAATTACCTCCAACAGATCTACCATTCTGAGCTAAATAGTTTGTACCAGCACCTTGAGGATTACCTAATTGTCCAGGTTGTACCAAAGCATCTTCTGGTCTTGTATATCTACGTTTTTGTAATAAAGGTTGTGACTCAGCAGCTTGTGCTGTAATTCCTGAAACTTGAGCAGTTTGATCAGCTTGTTTAATTGCTTGCTTTTGTTCTTTAATTTGACCAATACCTTGTAAGATTTGAGGAGCAGCATTTAATATTCCTACACCAGCAGCTTTACCAGCAGCTTTTAATCCTTCTGATGTTCCTAGTTGTTTTAATCCTCCTTTTAACCCAAGATCTTTAAACATAGCTTGACTAGAATCTATAAGTCCTTTACCTGTTCCTTTTGTACGACTGAACATATCAACTAGACCACTACCAAGTCCACCTTGTCCTTGAAAAGCACTTCCAATAGAATTACCAAGACTAGTTAATCCACCACCACCTTGGTATTTATATAAGTCACCACCATATCTATGAATAGGTAAATCATTTACAATATCTCCAACATCTCCATCTCCACCCTCTTTAATAAATTGACCAGCAATCCCAGATAACGTTTTTGCAAACCCACCATCAACTGGTTCAGCAGGAGCATTTTGTGCTTCAAGAGCAGCCAGGTTATCTTGCCTCATTTGTTCCTCTTTACTAACACCAGCATTAGTAGCTCTCGCTCCAGTCATTAAGTCATTGAAGCCTACAGGTTTAAGCTTAGGGTTTAAATTGTCACCACCAATCATTGCACCTACTTGTGCCATAGGAGGGTTACCAAAGTCAGTTAATTGGTCTAGTTGAGTTTCTACCATCTTAGCACCCATAGCAGCTTTTTTAAATGCTTTACCATGAGCTTTCATGAATGCTTCTTCTGTAGGATACTTCTTGTAGAATTCCTTTTCAGACTTTACTTTAGCAATCTTTAGGATTTGATCTTTCATATTATAATCTATTGTATGATTTATTTATATTTACTTAGCCAGCCACCATTTTTCTTTTGTGAAGCTCCTGCTATTCCAGCAACTCCTACTGCAGGAAGAAGAGCTTTATATATATTTGGATTGTTCATATCAAACATTCCATTGTTACCTACAGCTGATTTAAGTTGTTTATTTGTTGGAAACACTATTTCATATGCGTCATTCCAAGGTCTAACGTTTGTTACATTAGGGTGTTTATTAGCAATAGCAGCATCATATCCAGTCAATCTTTCTTCAATAGGTATTTCTCCTTTCCAATTTGCTGTTCTATTAAAATTAAACAAATCTCTTTTACCTCCTTCATTAACTAATTGTTCAGAACTAATTGGATTATTAGCTTGACCATATAATTCATAAACAGTAGGAGTATGTTCTTTTCCTCCTATAAATGAACGTGAAGAATAAGCATAACTATCAGCAACTGTTTTTGATGGTGTTGTATATATTCCAACTCCTGAATATCCAGCATCTCCTCTTTGAAATAATGCAGGGTCAAAAACATTAAACCTTTCTGGAGCTCCATGGTATAACATAATTGGAGAACCATCTGGATTTACTAACTTAGAGTTACCAAATGCCTTTTTAAAGTTTTGACTTTGCTGTTGTACAAACTGTTCAGGAGTTCCTTTAAATTCACTACCATCAGGATTTTTCATCCATACATCATTGGCTTTAGTAGAGTTTTCTATATTAATATACTCCTCCATTAACTTTTTATTCTTAGGAATTTCAGGATTCCATTTAGCCCAGTCTATTTCAGATACTTTTGTTGATTTATTTTTAGAAACTTCTTTATATCCTTTTAACCAATCTTTCTTTAATATCTTACCTTCAGTTGTAGGTATATCTCTTTGAGCTATTTGACTCCATTCTTTTTTACCATATCTTTTTCCCCAGTCAGAAGCTGCTCTTGGTACCTCAGCAATAAATCCTTGTCCATACTGATCTGCTATATCAAATCTAGGACTATAGTAAGCTTTACTAAATTGTCTAGTAGTATTAAAGTTACCTATACTAGTGGGAGTTACATTTTGTTTAGCTCTAAACAGACCACTCTGTACTGCATCTTCCATTCCTTCTTTTCCAAGCCCTCTATACATCATTCCTTCTGTAGGTTTAAATGCATAAGGATTTAGTTTATATGCATTAGAAAGTAATCCAGACTCCATTGATTGAGCAACTTTTCCTGGAACTTTCAAAGCACTTCCTAAAGGATCTATTCCTAATGCTCCTGTACCAGCAGCTAATGCCAAAGATGTTGCAATAGCTTTTGGGTCTCTTGCTGCAATTGATTCTCCTAAAGCATCTGCTAAGACACCTACATATGTAGCTGGATTTAAGTAATCATCAAACATTTCTCCCACTCCACCAACACTCTCAGGAAACAATCTAGCTTTTTCTGCTATATTAAAACTCCCAGGAACATTTACATCTCCTTTTGTTTTTCTTTTAGCTGCTCTTTCAGCTATAATTTTTTCATCACGTTCTTTGGTTCTTTTTTGAGTTTCTTTATTTATTCTAGCATTCTCTTCTTGTTCTTTCTTTGTAAGAGGTCTTATAGGAGCAGCAACTCTTGTAGCATCTTGACGCATTGGTTCAGGATATTTATCTAACCAACCACCACCTTGCATCATTGGATATTCTGTAACCTTATCACCATCAAACTTGTAATCTTCTCCAGGATACATCATTTGTACATCTCCCATATCAGATACACCAAGTACAGGATAGTCAACTCCCTGCATTGTTATTTCATTAGAATCTATCTCTGTAATCTCACCTGGATGAGCCCACTGTCCTCTGTCATCTTTAATTACAGAACCATTCTTACTTATACTCTTAGGTTTGAAGTCTAGTCCTTCTTGGTAGAATTTCATCTCTTTACCATTCTGAGCTTGGTCCATAGGAACTTCACCTTCATTCTTAGCTAGCTTATTCATTAAATATAATAAGTCTTTATCAGAATATCTTTGTTTAAGTCTATCTAACATTAACCCTGGATTTTTAGGAGCCTCAACTCCTTTTAAATTTCCTGGTGCTTTAGCTTTTTCAGATGGTAGATATTTTGTTTTTCCAGATGAATCTGATTTATACATCTGTTTATTTAACTCTGGAGATTTATATAATTCATTTAACATCTCAGGGGTCATATCTTTAACTCCTGATTTAGTTACATCCCATATTCCTTTCTTGTTTGCCAAATATCTAAGAGCCATTATGTCTGCTCTAACTTCTCCAATCAAATCATCATGCATTGATGTACTAGAAAGTTGTTGTTCTTCGTCAGCAAAATCTTTTATTTTACTTTGTCTCCAATCACCAACTGAAGAATATATAGGTTTGTTATCTGCAGTTGTTGGTATAGGGCTTACCATATCTTGATACAAAGCATTTGCATCTCCCTTTCTATTTTTCAAAGCGTTATGGTTTAACATTATCATCACATTTCTAGGCTGTACTGATAATATTTCTTTTTCCATTGGATGAAACATCTCATGAGCAAATGCTAAATCCTTAGGTGCATTTAAATACTCATTAGGATTACCCATATTTATTATGTTTCCTTTATCAAATCCTGTCCTATCAAGTGGTTTGTAAGTATAACTTAAATTATTAATTTTATTAATTGCTTCTTTACTAATTTGAGCTGATTTATCTTTAATTCCAAAATTTCCTTTATCATAAAGATTTTCTTTAAATCTGTCAGATGCATAATAACTTTTTGCAAAGTCTTTAACACTCTGTTCTTCTGCATCAGTTGCACCATACAATTTCTTTCCATCCTGAGCACTTGCTTTAGTCTTCTTAGTATACTTACCATTAGCAGGAGCTGAACCAGCTGTGCGTGCGTATGTGAATCCTACAGCACCTGGCATACTTCCACCCATAGCAAACTGACCCCCCCATGCAGGAGAATAGTTTCTACCTTTTGTATTATAACCATCTCCTACAAAGCCAGGACCTACAGATGCTTTTACATCATTAGGATTAAACTTTTTACCAAAGTTATCTTTAGTCTTTTTCTTTAAGACCATTCCTCCTTGTTCATATTTATCTAACCACTTAGCCATTACTTGTAAGAAATTTGAGCAGGTGTAATAATGAATTGAGATACCAATTGAGCCTCTGATGTATTATCAAGGATATGTCTTACCTTTAATTCTTTAGCTCTTAAAGGTTCTTTCTTATATGATCTTTTTCCGTAATCCATATTAGCTTGATTTACAATCTTGTCTATTGATAATGACTCACAGCTCACCGTAAACAAAGGTACGGCTTTATTTTTAACTAAACTCCAAAAAGTATTATACTGATAAAAATTATCAGATTTAGTATATGTGATAGTTTTGCTCTCAGCATTATATAAAGGATATTGTAAATAGGCTTTTAGGTTATTAATTGGTTTTGGTACCAATTCTAATATACCTGTAGACTGCTGTCCGTTATATAATACTGCTTTATTAAACCATTGATTATCAGTTTCTATCTGAGCATTATCATTAAACACACCATCTGGTATAGGAAGATATTTATAAGCTTTTGTATAGTCTTTTACATTCTGAAGAATCTCATCATATGATTGATATGAGAATGGATATTCAATAATGTAAGGTTCTACAATATCATAATACTTATTATAAATAGTTGTGTTAGCAAGATGTTTCCACAAAGAAGCTGTATTAATTGGAGTGTATGTAACAGCAGCTATTTGTTCAACAGTCATTGTTGTAATGTCTATATCAATAGTAGTCTTACACCTTCCTGTAGATTCTATAATAATTGAAGTAACAGCATCAGCAACACTCACTGTGTAACCATCAATAAGGTTATCCTTGGACACAGCTGTGCCCAAAACAGTACCTAAGTTATCATAGATATTGAATGGTCCTGTTCTGTTACCAGCTCCTGTTAATTTTATTATTACTATTTTAGCCATCTTTTATTTTATTAAGGAGTTCCTGCTGTATAAGTTAAGTATACAACTCCATTTATTTTAATCTGAACTACATCTGCATATGGACCACCTCCAGGACATACAGAACTGTCATACCAGTATAATGAATTTGGAATTACAAACGTGGTTCCTGGAGTTATTGTTGTAAACACAGATCCATTTAAATTCCATTGAACTGTTCCAGTTGGGGTTACAGGATCTCCATTACTATCTTTAAATGTTACAGTTAATGTTTCATAATATTCATTATAATATTGAGATTGTGCACCTTGACATTCTGAGAAAGTACTTCCTCCGTCACTAATTGCATATGTTATAGTGGCAACATTTGTAGCTGCACAAGCTGCACAATCATTAAATACTGTATAAGTTCCTAATGCAGTACTAGCTCCAGGGAAATAGTTTCTAAGAACAGTAAAGCATACTTCAGATCCTCCATTAGCAAAACTATTAGTAAATATAACTTTCGTCTCATCTAATAAAGAAGTTGTGCTAAACGTTTCTGTATTATATGAAGAATTACAAGGGGTTGCTGTATAATACTTTGTTGTACTTGGACTCTCTGTAGTGGTAGAGGTTGTAGTTATTCCCATATCTACAGAGTTTGTACATAACACACTCGCTGATTTAACTCTAACTGTAGTAGCACCTATAGGAATAAATGTATAGTATCCAGACAATAAATCAGCTTTACTAACTCCTGTTTCAAATGCTACAGCAAAGCTATCTACATTTGAAAAAAGATTAAATGGTCCTGTATCTACTCCTGCTCCTGTTAATTTTATTACTGAATTTGCCATTGATTATTTAATTTAAACATGAACTTACGTATGATCCTACAACTCCTGTTGTGCTACTATAGTTATATATAGGTGTAGGAAGCGATGAAAATAGTGTATCAGTTACATAAGTATATGGAAAAGGAACTAAACCTTCTGGATCTTGGAATAATTTTACTACAGGATCAAAAAGTAATGTTCCTGGTTGATAATAAGCAGGACTTGCTACAGCAATACATGTTCCAAGAACACTGTTGCTAAAATGAAATCTATCTTCAGAATATAAGAAATAACTTTCTTGCACGCTACCTGCTGTTAAGGTACAATTTGCAGAAGGTGGTTCAGTGGTTGTTGTACTAGTAGTAGTACTACTAGTACTAGTAGTTGTTGTTGTTACTGGTATAACATATTCTGCTGTACCGCCTAAGTTACAATTTAATATAACTGTTGTTGTAGTTGTAGTAGTTGGACTAGGAATCTCCATAACAGCAATAGCTTCTAAGTCACATCCTTCATTCAGTCCTGAGTAGAAGAAGTTGTTTTCAGCTATGTAATAGTTAGGAATATAACTATGAAAACTTACCCAGCTTTGTATATTTACACTGTACGATAGGGTCCATGATTTGTTACAGAAGTATTGTCTATCTGTTAAGCTAACTACCTTTCTTAAAGATAAATCACCATAAGCTTTATCAATATAATACTCACCTGTCAACTCATCATATTTAATAACACTTGCATATGCTGGTTGAGGAATATAGTCAAGTTTAGATATAATGATTCTATCATACTTACTATCATATACACCATGTAAACCACAAGCATTAAAATGATTATCTGTATCAGCATTAGGATAGTAACGTAAGATTTCAAATGCTAGATGGTCTGTGAAGAACTTATTAAGTCCTGAACCAAATGCAGATAAGTCTTGTATTTGACCACCCATTCCATTAATAAGAAATACTTGTCCTCTCTTGGCATCTATAGTCACTTGTCCATTAGGAATCTTTAATAAGAACTTATTTTGACTTCCTACATATCCAAGGTCTGTCTCAGCAAAATCAATTGGAGGAGCAGATCTAAATAAAGAAGGATTGCCTAAATAAGCAGCTTGAGGATTACTTGTATTCATTGTTAACAACGTGTTGTATAACAATGACTTATTCTCAAATCTAGCTAACACAGCTTTATTTTGAATACCATCTAGTGATGTTAACTTGCCATAGTTTTGAGGAAAATCAAAGAATGCTACAGGTTTATAATTTAACCAACTATTTACTCTTACGCTTGGATTATCTGCTTGTGCCTCAGAATAAACTGCTCTGAATGGAAAGCTTGTATAACATTGGTCATCATCAAAATCTACAGGTAAGTGAGAGAAGAAGTTTTCTTTATTTTGTTTTGAATACGTTACATTATATGTATATGTATTGTCAAACTGAATTGGAACAACAGATTGTTGTAACCAGTTATCAGGAATACCTGAGCTCACGTGTGGATAGTAATCACCTTCTAAGTTATTAAATGCTTGACGCAAGTCTACATTTATAGAACTTTCTACATAGTAATAAGGAATACCATAAGCAAATAGATACATCTTACCGTCATATGAATAGGTTGTATCACTCAAAGATGTACTACCTGGAGCAGCTGTAGTAGAAGTAGTAGTAGTAGTATTACTTATAAAAGTATAATCATTAGGGCAATCAAGATAATGTGCCTTAATAGATATAATATTTTTCATTAGTGTTGCACCAGCTTTATAATTGCTTAGTATAGATCTAGCTGAGTACCAGTATTGTGGGTAGGCAACATTACCTAATTCATCATAAAAAATATCACTATCATCAGGAGCCCCCACTCTATTATCAATAAAGAAAGGAAGTTTAGTTTTATAAGCAAATCTACCAATAAATGTATCTCCACCAAATACAGTATCAACTCCTGCTACATCAGACAAATGTTTTTGAAAACCTGTATCAATTGTTTGATATGAATATAGTTGTCCCCACTGATTAATATTTATGTTCTTGATAGACCCATAATAAGATACCACTTTAATAGGTTCTTGCATCTCTGGAGAAGCACAATTATCTCTTGAAGAAATTGTAAATCTTGAATCATCAGTAATTAAACTGTTTCCAGCAACCACTAAAGATGGAGTTTGTTCAGCAAATGGCAATGGAGTTATAGCATCTAATGTTTTTAAATAAACAGAAGATTCTCTTTGAAAGTTATTTACATTATAAACATCACCAACAGATTGAAAACCAGGAATAAGATATTGATATAAATCAAGTTCTCTTTGTTTAACACCTATGTTACCAAATGCATCAGGAGCAGCATTTTGAACATCTGCATTGTAATCATATTGAGCAGTGGAATTAAATGAATATGTAAAGTTTCTTCTGCTAATACCATTAATATAAATTGTTAAATACGCTTGGTAAGCAGTGAACATTGCAGTAGCATTAAATGGAGCTGTTATATTAGCAATATTGTAACTTGAGGTTAAAGCATCTACTTGTGCTTGTTTAGTAATTAACTTATATAATGCATGATTTTTAACTTGTACAAAGTGTGCTCTACCCCCTCCAAACATAGCACTTTCTAACTTAAGCACATTGCCTAAATAAGGTTGCCCAAAAGAAGTCTCTGGTGAATTAAACACCATTCTATATTTAGAACTATTATCAAATCCACTTAAATTAACTGGATAACAATTTGTATTTTTATTATTAGTAGTCTCTAATATTGTATATCTAGGAGATCCACTTACACGACTAGGAACAGTTGTAGAACTAACAGTAATTGAAGTATTTACTGGAACAGTTACATTAACACTCACTAGTGTAACTGGATCAGTATATATAAATGTAGTAGATGTTGAAGGAATTGATAGATAAGAAGTTAATGTATAAGATACAGCTGTAACATTAGTAAATGTAGCAGATCCTGTAACTACTAAAGGAACTGTAATAGAACATATGCTAGTCATTCCTAAAGGCATAGCAACAGCAGTAACTTCTCCTGTATAACAATCAGTTATTTGCATTGTACCAACTGTGGCAACTACAACTTTAAATGTTTGACATTGAGCGTTATAAGCATTATTATCTTTTAATAAAAATGGATCAGTCTTAATGTCATTATAAGGATAGTTAGGATAGTAATATTGTGTACCTTCTCTTTCATAAGTACCAACATTTCTTAACATACCTTTTGCTACAATAGATTTGTTTGTAGCCCTATCACCTCTTACAATTTTATATGCAACTATATCAGCTTTTTGATCAGCTGTTAGATTAGAGTTATCAATTAACGATATTACCTGTTGTGTATTTATTTTAACACCAATAGGATATAAAGCATTTGCTTTTTGAAGTTCTGGAAAATTATAGTTTGGAGCTTGTGACTCAAACATTGGACTAACTAGAATATCAGGAAATTTATGATGACGAATCTTTTGTCCAGCTAAATCTCCATATACAAAAGTGTTACATGGATATTCCTCATTAGATTCCCAATACGCAAAATCACCAAATTTATATGGTGTAGCATTTCCAATATTAGGTCCTAAAGCATCTCCAACTACAGTTGCAGTGTTGTATATTTTCCAATAAGGAGCAGTTGTTCCTGTACCAATAAAATCAGCATTTGTAGATTTATTAACAATTACTAAATCATCAGCTGTAGCAGCCCTACCAGGAATATGAAAACCATCTGTTTGCTTACCATTTCTCAATAAGAAAACAATTTCAAATGCATATATTTCATCACGTAGATATCCACGTAAATTAGTAGCATTTAGTTCATCAGCGTAAGTTTCTCCAGCTGGAATTTTGTAAGTTTGCCATTGAAGATCAATTTTACTAGCAATACTTTGATAATTAATTTTATCAATAGATGTAAGTTGATCCCATACAAGAATATCTTGTACAGCTGTTAAATCTTGTGCAATCTCATAGTACGGAAACTTTTCAAATATATCAGCAATTGCTAAACTGATAGCTGTTACATCTTGTCCTGTATAAGTAATTTGATTTGTAGCACCATCAATAAAATATGTACCTACTAATTGAACAGAGGTGATATCATTTATTGTTTTAATTACAGCTAGATTGTAATATTCAAAGTATCCTGTTAAATCAATATTGCTTATATCAACTACAATAGATCTACCTACAGCGTAATCAAAGTTAGCTGTGGTTAATTTTGGATTAGCAATAGGAGTTGGATTAGTTACTGAATAGTAAGACGTATAAGCATCTCCTTGTGCACTACAATATTGAATAGCAAATTGATATGTACCAGCTTTTAAATCTCCACCATTAATAACATCAACAACTTCTAAATCTGGAATACTAAAATTAGGTTGTATCTTTAATTTATTACAATCAAGTATTGGTGTTACAATAGGATCACAAATAACACCATCTGGAAAAGTTGTAATATATGGAATGTTATCAAGATCTAAATATCTTCTAGGGTTTAATCCATCTGTCCAATAAATCTCTGTACTACAATTTGAAATCTTGTGTACAGCTTTTTGTATTGGATAGTTAATATTAAAGTTTAAACAAAGTCCTTCTACGTACATGTGATAGATACAATCGTTGTTATCCATGTATCCAATCTGAGAAGCCCCAGTTTCAGGATTGGTTAAAAAGAATATATGTTGATTCTTCTCTTGAATAAAATGTGTTCCAATAAGAAGAAAGTTCTCAGGAAAGTTTAGACATACCTCATTACCTGGTTCATTTTGGTAGTTTACAGCAGTGGCACTAAAATTCTCAACAGATGCATTTAAGGCATACGTAAGCTTACCCTTCTCAACTTGGTTTACAGATGAGTCCATGTTTAGTCCAGTTCTACCTAGACTAAATTCCTGTCTAATATTTCCTTGTTCTTGCTCTGCCATAATTATTAATTATTTCTTCTCCTGCCGTATCTGTTAGTTCTGTTAGGTAACTCATACATTTGGAATCTGTTCAAGTCATTTTTAATTCTTCTTTGCTTCTCCCAAGGAGTTTGTTTCTTGATTTCAATATCAGCCATGATAAACGCTTCATCATGTAACTGTTTGTAATAAGCTAGCTTTTGTTGTATTTGTTGGAAGGTCTCATCATTAATTTGATTTGAAAGAGTTTCAAACACTTTATATTTAATGAATGCTTCTACAAATTCTCTAATACGATAGTTATCAGGAATTAATTGATTACCTATATTATCATACTCTGTAGCATAAAATAATAGATGTACTACACCATTTCTGAAGTTAGTAACAAATTTATTATCTCTAATGTCAAATGAATCATAACCAGCAGAACCAGGGGTGAACTCATGTACTGTTGGAGGTGGAGCATAAAACTCCCAAGCATTGCTGTATTCAACCTCACAGTTGTTTCTTGCAGAAATGTTACCTGGTTTTAATAAATATTCTTGTCTATAAGATCTAGCTATTGCATTGTTTGTTTTGTATACAGCTTGTATAAGCTCAGGCATACATGTAGGACAACCTGTTGTACAGTTAGGTTCTACGCAAGGAACTCCACCACTAGTGATAGGTGCTATTTGAATAGTTGTTTGAGATGCAGCTTGTGAGTAGAATGAGTTAGCTGATTGATAAGGATAACCTGGAATCTCAGTACACATCCAAGCTTCTCTAGCAGCATAAAAGTTATCAGGAAGCCTAGCTTCAAAGTCCTCAATATAAAGAACTTGCTCAGCAATAGCATAAGTTGTCCTACCTAACTTGTTTAAACACTTGTTTAAATAAGTAGGGAAAAGCAAATCATCCACAGCTCCTGTGTCAAAATAGCTTTTTAATTCTTCTTTAACAGTTGCATAAACTGGTTCAGGAGATACAAATCTGTACTTATAATAGTATGACATAATTTATTTTTTCCACTCACGATAGATGTGTTGATACGTATCGTTTGTTTTTATATAATGTGAGAGCAATCTTGATGTAACTCTTGAAGGTTTAAAATACCACAAGTCTATGTTTCTTAGTCTGGCAGTTTCTTTAAACCATACCCAGCCAAAAAAGTAACCCTCTGTGTGATAATTAAAGTTGTATATAATTTTTCCCTTCTCTTTAGACTTTTGCCAGTCTACTGGTAAGTTAATGTACTCCTTACCATTGATATCCTTAACCTTCTTTCTTTTCTTTTTATTGATTGAGAACTCACCAAACCCAAAAGGTAGCTTTGCTTTTTCTCCAGTTTCTAGTATATAACTTTTAAAATTCTCATTATAAGAATATAAAATGTTTCTCCACTCATCAAATGTAATTTTAATTGTGGGATGCTTCTTGCAAAAGTTATTGTAGTTTTCTTTACTGGAGCTTCTCCAATCAATTTTTATCCTCATTACTGGGTTGGTTGTGCATTAGGAGCTTGCCCATCAACACCGTTATCTGCCATATCTGTTTTAATACTAAAATATGTAGATAATAATTTTTGAGACGTAAGCTCTAATACTTGTTTCTCAAGATATCCTGGACAACCATATTCTTTATCCAAAGGATTTTTACAGTATTCTTCATCAGTAACCTCAGGACCAGTACCACAACCACATTCTGGATACGCAATATCATTAGGAATATCTTCTTCAAAGAATGCTGATATCCTAACTGATTTTAAATTTGGATTACTCAAATATAAGTAACCTTCATTTGCTATCCAATAGTATGTTTGTTTTTTAATAATAGGAAGTCCCAGTAAGTTTAAATATCTATTGATTGTAATCTCTTTAAACTTTGTACCCATTCCTCCCATAGCGTTTATAGAATAAACACCTTGTATCAAATATTGATAATTTCCTTCTGTAATTCTAGGAAGTTTATATTTACTTCTAGAAACAGTACATGGATCTACGTAATTACAACAGTCAGAAATAGGAACTTCTACCATTTCCAAACATTGGATGGTATTAAAGACAGTATCAGTAGCCCAAAGCTTTCTGAGATTTGTCTCACGTTTAACTAATAACTGTGTGTTGTTTCTAATCTCTGATGCAATAACCCTATCTGTGATAACGTTATCTGTGGATATAAGCTTATGCATTCCACGCACATCTGAAACTAACTTACGTAATGTTGCCATTATAAATACTGTTTAAATATATTTGTCATTCCTGACCCTTGTTCTATTAAGAATCCAGTCACTTCTGCTTTAGACATTGTGTGACCGTTCTTATCATCCCAAAGGCTTTTAGCATTAGAAAATGCTGGTATTTGGTAAAATTTAATACCATTAAAGTCGTGACTTACTTCATGGTGTTTGTCTCCTGTGAATATGTAGAAGTTGTTATGGAAAGACCATCCTTCTCTAAATTCTATTGGGAATAGTGCTGCTAACTTAGCAGGTTTGATTGCATCTCCATGGTTAAACATCATTGCTGAATTACCATAGCTTATATACTTTCTATACTTAGGAGAACAGTCAAAAGTTAATCTATCTGTATTTCTAAAATAGGTTTGTAACCAATTAACCATGTGCCATCCTACAAACTCATCATGATTACCTGCTACGTACACAACATTCACATTTTCAGCATATTGTAATAACATTGTAATCATTAACACCTCATGCCCACAGATGTATTCAAAAGATGTTTGATATGTATGAGTGTTTGTTTGAGGAGTACCTTTTGTAGTCATTCCTGTAAACTCACTGTTAAACTCATCAGAACCAATGATGTATGTAATTTGCTCTAAGTTGTTGGAAAGCTGTGCTTGATTAGCAATCAACTCTACCTTGTACATGATGTTAGAAAGTCTATCAACTATATCATTGTTGCCATCAATGTCATATTTGTTTAAGTGAGAGTCTTGTTTATTGATAACCAACATACCATTACTCTTACCGTTTACAAACTTAGGACTCATAATGTCCTGACTAACAGGCTTATATGAAGCTAAAAAGTCCACAAAGCTATCTTGAAACACTTGCTCTGCAGACTTCTTTCCTAACCAGGCTTTTACTTGCCAGTGTGGACTATCTCCGTTTCCCCAATAGTTTTGTACGTATTTAGTTATCTCCCACTTATCTGTGTCTATCTTACACTTCTCAATAAGCTCATCAAGGCTTTTAATCTCTTCTGTAACGTTAGCTACAATCTCTCCAGTTCCTTTCACTAGGTCTTCTGTAAACTTAACTACAGTGTCCTCTAAATCAGATATATAGTTGCCAACTATGGCTTCATCTTCTCTTTTTCTAATATCTGTTAACAACTCATCAATCTCTAATTCTGTCACTCCTAGCTTGTCAGCGTAATATTTCTTTGATTTTTTCCAGTGTAACATCTGCTGTAGCTGCTCCAAAAGGGGTTGGTTTCCAGACATATAGGTTTTAAGTTTGGTTAAAATTAAAGTAAAGGTATGAAACTTTTTTGATATTTTCCAAATTTAGTTAACTAATTTAATTATATAGTTTAATCAATTTGATTAGAGTTCAAAAAAAAAACCCCCAGCCTAGAAAGGCCAGGGGATGCCCTGTAAACCAACAAACAGGGTTTTTACTATCTTATGAGCAATTGTTTAAAAATTGCCAGAATGATTGATGAGTTAATGATGTATCACTATAAGCTAACACCGTTGATCCTAACTTTAACTGTATTGTAAAATATACAGGAGTTGCTGATCCAGAAGGCTCGTAATACAATATCCTAGCTGTAGAAGGCTGTGTATCAGTTAAACTTACACTAGCTGTAGATGCAGGGAAAGTTGTAACTAATTCTACGTATGATGCAGGAGGAGCGTTGTTTACAATTATATCATAAACTACAGCACAAGCAGCATTATCATTACAGTTGTTATATTTACAAATTGGTTGTCCTAAGTAGATAGTTGGAACAATAGGAGCTTCTGTTGTAGAAGTACTTGTTGTAGAACTAGTAGTACTAGTTGTTGTAGCAGGAGCACCTGATACATCTAAATAAAGATCTCTTTGACAAGCTCCTGTAGATCTAACTAAAACTTCTGTAGTTCCATCAGGAACAGTTGCATTATAGCCAGCTACCAAAGACGCTCTAGATACACCAGAGATGATTATTGTTGAAAATCCATTTGAATTTGAGTAGATGTTAAATGGTCCTGTATCAGAACCAGCTGTTGTCAAAGTTATTAATACTGTCATGTTGGTTTATTTAATTAAGGTAATTTTGTCCAATTAGATCCACCATCTGTAGATCTCCAAAGTCCAGTTGTTTCTGAAGCAACTGCTACAGTTGCATTGTAAGAGATGGATACTCCAACCCATTCTTTAGAACTTCCCACTGCAGAAAGTGTACCAAATGAAACTGATCTATATAAAGTGCTTGCACCAGTTGGAAGAGCTATAATATTTGTACCACTTCCATCTATAGCTACATCATACCATTTAGAAGAAACCCCACCAAACTCTACGAATGAATTTCCATAATTTGTACTTTGTAGTAATTGAATATTTGCAGGAGTGTATCCATAAACTCCAGCTTGATTAGCAACAACAACCTTTGACCCATCAGCAGATGTGCTCACTGCCCAATATGTTTCGTTAACCCCACGTCCAAAGACATTAAGAGCTGGGGTTAAAGGAGTTGTTCCTTTTCCTACACAAGCATCAAGTCCACCTAAATAAAAATTAGGACTAACAGCATATTGACGATCACCTGAACTACTTATTGCAACATCAGTTGCTGCTTGTTCGCCAATAGTAGTAGCAAATGATACTCTTGTAAAAGACACTCCGTAATCTGAAGATCTCCAAACCTGAGCTATACCAAATTGCCCACTAGTTGCTTCACTTAAATTCATTGCTGCAATTAATACATATTGCCCTGTTCTATTTGTAGTAATTGAATAGAATGAATTAGTTACACCACCTGTAGCATTCCAATTAACACCATAGTCTGTAGATCTTGAAATAACAGCTGCTTGTCCTTGTGGTTGTGTAAGACAATACATGTATTGACCCGTTCCACTTACAGCAACTCTTTGAAGTGTATTTGTCCCAGCAACAGTAACTGATCTATAGGTAAGTCCATAGTCATTAGAAATATATAATTTATTATTTGATCCACATACCACTGCAACATATTTTCCATCATTTGAGCTAGTAACGTCATCTCTGCTTACAGAAATATTGCTAAATCTAAGATTGTTAGTTGGATTAATTGTAGTGGTTGTAGTTGTAGTGCTAGCACATGGAATAGCTTGTGATATTACATTTGTACAAGCTCCAGTAGATGTTACTGTCACTTGACTAGCAGCGTTGTCTACATCAACAACTTTACCTGCAAGCAGTTCTGCTTTTGTAGCAGTTGATGGACTTACACTTCCAACATCTGCTGTTAAATTAAAGTTTGGTCCTAAGTTAGCACCTAACCCAGCACCTAATGTTAATGTTATATTTATTGCCATTTTCTTTTATTTAATTAGAGACAAGCAGTCTCGCATGTTGCAAATGTTCTTAAACTCAATGTGTTTCCAACATCTCCAGGTTGAACTGTATATACTATTGTTGTTAATATTGTAGAACCATCCCCACACGATGCATCTGCTATAATGTCAAATGTGTATGCGTTTGCTTTTGTTGCAACACTATCACAACCACTTGTAAATACTTCAACGTATATTTGATCACCAACATAAACAGTATAATTACCAGTAGCTGTATTACTTCTACTTTCTACAACTGAACCATTTACATATAATTCCATACTTCCAACCGCACCTGATGTAACATCACGTGTGAAACTCCAATTTAATGTTGCTGATGAAGTTGTGTTACAAACTACAGTGAGTCCATCATAATTACATTGAGGTAAAGTGGTTGTACTAGTTGTAGTACATGGATAGTTTGAATAACAGCATACTCCATAAGCTATCTCAGATACACGAGCGGCAACAACTGAACCTCTTAATATACCACAACCTGCTATAGGTCCTGAATCTCCTGAAATAAATGTACAACCAGTAAAAACTGCAGTTTGACCGTAAGGAAGATAAAAATAATATGTATTTCCAGAACAATCCTCGTATGATATAGTTTGACTAAATCCAAATGCTAAATTATTTTCTACTCCAACACTTGCTACACAAGGACATGGATAGTCTTGATATTTAGGAGCTCTTGTATTAGGATAGGTAGACCAAGGACTAACTGAACCATCTATATAATAATTAGCATCAGCTTCCCCTTTGCTCATGATGCTGCCATCAAGAGGAGGAGTTGTCCCAGGTTTTTGTCTATATCCCATTGTAGCAAGATCTGCTCCTGTTACTAAAAAATTATTAACTTTCATTATTGGTTTAATTTAGCTTCTAATTCTGCTATGCGTTTTTCTAATTGTGCTATTTTCAATGTATGTACATCTGAATAGTTAACCACTAATTTATCTTCTCCTGACACAGCGTCAGGTAAAATTTCTTGTACCTGTTGTGCAGAATATCCATATCTAATTTGGTTAGACTCTTCATCTGTACGAGTAAATTTAATTACTTGTATTCCTAATACATCAATATTAGGATTTGTTTCTAATACATTTTTAAATCTGATATCTGAAGTTTCAAAGAATGAACCAGCATTTAACTGACTAGTGCTACTTATATAAACTGAAGGATTAGCTGTTGCACTGTTTGATGTACCATTAGCTGTAAGAACAGCTCCTGATGTTGTAGGAGAAATAGAATTAAATCCTGCTCCATTAGCTCCACTAGTTCCAGAAGTTCCAGATGTACCTCCTGTACTAGCTCCTGAAGAACCAGATGTACCTGAAGTTCCCCCAGTGCTAGCTCCTGAAGAACCAGAAGTACCAGATGTACCACCTGTACTAGCTCCTGAAGACCCTGAGGTACCTGAAGTTCCTCCAGTACTTTGACCTGAAGACCCTGAGGTACCAGATGTACCACCTGTACTTTGACCTGAAGATCCACTGGTTCCTGTTGTACCGCTAGAACCTGAAGACCCACTGGTTCCAGTTGTTCCTGAAGTACCTGTTGTACCAGACGTACCAGTAGTTCCAGATGTGCCTGATGTACCACTAGTACCAGAGGTTCCACTCGTGCCGCTTGTACCAGATGTACCACTAGTACCTGATGTGCCTGATGTGCCAGTGGTACCGCTAGAACCAGCTGTTCCAGATGTTCCTGAACTACCAGCAGCACCTACAGGAACTATCATGAATGTTTCACCACTTACAGGATTTGTACCCTGAGCTGCAGTTTGAGTAACTATAAATCTTTCAAAACCCACTTCAAAAGGAGAAGTGGATACAATTTCTAATATTTTAAATCTAGAAGAATCAACTGTACTAACTAGCTTAAGTGCTGAGAAAGGGTTCAGTGCATCTAGATATGCTGAGAAGTCAGCACTAGGACTATATGATAAATCACTGATTGCAATTTGAGAAGCAGATGCTAACCAACTTGCATCATTTAAAGTGAAATATGTAACACCAGGGTTAACGTTTGTATTTGTACTAGGATTAAATCTCCATTGTGCAAGACCTCCTTCAAAACCTGATGTACCAGAAGTTCCAGTCGTTCCTGAAGTTCCAGTGGTTCCTGAACTACCAGAGGTGCCATCTATTCCAGAAGTTCCAGCTGAGCCAGAAGTTCCATCTACAGCACTTGTACCAGAGGTTCCATCTATACCAGATGTTCCTGAAGAACCATCAGTTCCTGAACTTCCTGTAAGACCACTTGTACCATTTGCACCACTGGTTCCATTAATACCACTAGTTCCATCAGCACCTCTTGCACCAGATGTTCCACTGGTTCCTGAAGCACCGTTTGTACCACTTATACCAGAAGTACCAGAAGTTCCATTACCACCAGAAGTACCATTGGCACCAGATGTTCCAGATGAACCAGCAGCTCCTGAAGTTCCGTTAGCACCAGAAGTTCCTGATGTACCACTAGTTCCACGAGTGCCAGAAGAACCAGACGTACCAGAAGTACCTGTTCCTCCACCACCTGTACCAATAGAATCATCTATTTTTGATAGTGCACAGTCTAGATTATCTCCAGTGTGAATTCCTGTATTAGGTAAGTTAGGTCCATTATATATAACATGATCTGCTGTTGTCTCACAAGGAGAGCATCCAGAAGTTTGATTAGGATGATAATAAGCGTCATAGCAAGGTGTACCAGGTAAACAAGACATTTATAGTTGATTTAGAATATTAAGGAATATACATGATGTAATAAGAAGCAATTACAGGTTGAATGTTTGGATGACCTTGATTACTACCAGTGTTTGTGTTGCTTACATTTACAGTTGTTGCTACAGTGATACCTGTTGTAGAAGTAGTAGTTTGATTATTTTGTGGTATATTTTTAGATAAACCTATACTTCCACTTGCTCCACCAAAATCATTTTGTCTTCCTGCAAAGTGACTATGTCCAGGATCTGTTACAATAGATGTAGCACTTGCTGTTGCACCATGTGTATGACTAGGAAGTTGATTAACATTTATAGCCACTGTGTTTGCACCAGCAATATCTTCAAGATCATAATTTGGATTACCAGCATAAACAGGATCTACAGCAGCGTTTAATGGACCACCAGGAACATTAAGAATAGCTCCTACACCAACTCTACCTCTTTTATCAGGAGTGCCGTTAGAGCCATTACATAAATAGATTTTATCCCATCCTAATGTTCCTATACCAGCACCTGTACCATCAAAGTTTGTAAGAGGACCGTAGTATTCAACCACTGTAAAAGGAACCATCTTTAAATAGTTCTGATTTACATTACCTGATTGACTAGCTATGTAAGCAGCTATTAATGAATCTAATTCAGATAGTTTTACATAGTTTGTACTTACATCTAAATCTAATGCTGCTAGATCTGCCACTACAACACAAAGTCTTGTAATAACAGCTTGTAAGATAGCATGTGTGTCAGAAGAGGCTGTTACACCTGTAAGACAACCTATTGTATAATCTGCATTTAATACAGCAATATCAGCAGCAACTGCAGTCACCTGAGCTTGTAAACTACAAACAGATTTAACTAATGCTGTGAATAATTGAGTAGAATTAGGAGAAGTGATTCCTATTAAGAATCCATTTATAAGAGCACACTTATCACCAGAAGCAATAGTTATAACATCACCTGTACCAGTTAATAACGGAACAAGTTTAGTTGTAATCATTTCTTCTACATGAAGTAATGTATCTCCTGTAGTAATATTTAGAGCAGGAATAGTTGGACCTGTATATCTAACACATTGGTCAGATACAGTCTCAACACATCCATTAAAACAACTTGTACAAGACATTTTATAATTTATTTATTAATTAACACTATTACTCTGCTTGCAATCATATCCACTGTAAAAGGTGCACAGTATTCTGGATTACAAAGTTTGTAAGTTAATATTTGTTTATAGTGTAGTAAGTCACCAATTACCTGTCCTGGAATAAAATAATTCAAGGAGTATACAATATTATTATACTGATCATTAGCTAACGCAGTTAGTCTAAGATCAATATCAGTTAATAGTGCAGGTATGCTAGCACACTCAATACAATCCGTTAATCTTGGTGATAACATTTCTTATTCTTTGATTAATTTGTTTCAACTTGTTATTACATGCTGAACACAAGCCATTAATTAATTGACATCCGCAACCTACTTTAAGGCCACAATCTCTACAGTTTGCCATATCAATAGAAGTTATTTATATAGTTGTTTCCAGAACAACCACAGTTGTTCCTAATAAAATTATCTAATTGTCTATCTGCCTGTACATATAATTTGTTAGCTGTATCTATTGCACAGTTATTAGCAGCAGCAATAGAGCCTTGAATCATATAATATATACTATTTAGATTCACTTTTGCTTGTGTTCTAATCGCACTATCACATTCCATCATATCAAGCTTCATGAAAGCATTGTCAAATTTTTCTTGAATTCTTTCAGTACGCATTATGTTCTTTTCTACAAAATTTAAATATGCAGGAGCAACAGAATATTTCATATAGTATACACCATCTGGAAGAGGTTGCATACCTCCTGCAAGATTATTAAGTCCTAATATAATAGAATTATAAACATTAAAATCTTGAGGTATAAAAGGAATAGACACAGGAACAGTATATCCAGGAATAGTAATCTCCATAGTTGGAGCAACAACATTAGGGGGCTGTGTATCATAAACTGATATATCAGCAACACCTAGTGTTTTTGTATTGAAAGTATTTATTACTAAAAAATCTAGAGTCATGTCTTTAAAATAAAAATGCCAGAGGACTTGAGATTATCCTCTCACCCTCTGGCATAGGTTAATATGATTCTACTTTTATTCTTAAGGAATCAAAGTAGTTGTTGTTGAAGTACTAGGCCAAATAGTAGTTGTAGTACTAGTTGTAGAAGTGATATCACCACTTTCATCAGACACAAGACCCAAAGCAGCCTCTAATACATCTAAGATGTCTTGAGTTAACGCTTGTGGAGCAGCAATGATTACTTGAGAATCTTCAATGATATAATCACCCCACTTGTAAGCAGATTTGTCATACTCATTAAACTTGATATACAAAGTATCGTAAGTAGTACCATCAGTTACCCAAGACTCAAAGTTCTCGTTGTAACCAACCATTCTGTACAAATGCTTCAAATAACCAGCTTGGTAGCTATAGAAGTTTTTCTCTAATTGTTGAATCTCTGCAGAAGTACCAGAAACATAAGAACTACGTTGAGTAATTACAGCTTGAGCTACTTGGTTACAAGGATCAGCAACAATGAAGTCAGCAGTTGTAGCTGGACCAGAGAAGATGAATGTACGGAAGTACATACGGTCATACTCCCAAGGGAATGCAGCCACATCACATGGTTGTCCATAGATAGTCAAAGGCTTACCGCTGATAACTAACTTAGCATTCTGATCATTACCAACTCTTTGGAATTGATAGAAAGTGTCAAAGCTAATGTTGTCAGGGTTGTTACCTGGAGCTTTTTGACGTAACTTGATGATTAATTCATCAATTAAAGCAGGTACATCAACATCAGTACAAGGATCTTCACCACATGCTAAACATGGAGCGTTTACTGTTACTGAACGTGTGAAGCCATTGAAATACAATGTGTCAATGTAGCTAGAGAATGCACGTAATGTTAAAGTTACAATTTCACCTGGTTTTACAGTGAAATCACCAACTTCTGTTACTTGGTTAGCAGCAACTGGATTACCTGTAACTTTGTACCATTCAGATACATTGTTTGCAGAAATCTTGTCAGAACGCTTAGAACCTTGTAAATACGTGTTTACTCTACCTTGAGCTAAATAGAAATAAGGAGCAGCTGCAATGTTACCTACAGTTGCAACAGCATAGTTATTGGTATAAATACCAAACTGACCAGCTGTTAAGTCTTGTGTTGATCCAGAGCTAGGTAATGAATTTCCTACTGGTACAACAAAGAGGGTGGTTAATGAAAAATCCGCCATTTTGTTTTATTTTAAATTATGAAAAATTACTCGTTTGTTTGAATCCTCATCTGAGCTGTTTGAACTGCAGACATGTTTTCTGTGTACATTGCTAAATTTTGAACTGTTAAATCTACTAATTCATCTTCTAAGTATAATTCAAGTTCGCAATCTTGGTTGATTGATGGTTGTCCATCAAAGTCAGTATACCCTACTGAATCAATATACACTGGGTATCTCATATAAGAGATGTATATTTTACTTGGTGTAAATGTACCATCTGTAAATATAGAAATCTCATCTGAAGATAGTAAGTTAAAAGTCTCTTGATATTCAAAAGAAGGTCTATAATGAGTGTTGTTTAAAAGCACAGATAAATCACCATGCTTTGCCAAATCCTTATTAATCCATATCTTTCTATCAGTACATCTTCCTTTATTAGCCAAAACATATGAGTCTACATAGAACATATATTTAGGAACTAATAAATCTAAATTAGCAGACCATTGATTTAACTCTGCGTCTTTTATAGCTAGAGATAGATCACCATCAACGTAATTCACTATCAATCTTTGTAGGTCTTCGTAACGCTTTTTAAAAGAGTCAAGGCCCATACCTGAAACTGTACTAAACCCATCAACCTTTTGCTTTATAAGCTTTATCTGAGCTTCATTTAAAGCTAAAATTTTGTCTTCTAGGTTAATTTGTTGATGCTCGTTAGTTGATAGTTTATTTAGTTTCTGGTCTATCTTATATAATAAACTATCTACAGGGATCATACAGAGGCTAGTTTTTTAAGTTTCAATTTTTGTTCCAAAGTGATCAATGCATCTTGATTATCTTCATCTGCTAAGAATCTGATTAAATCATCTTCATCTTTTGCAATAGCATGTTCACCTTCATATACTTTGTCATTTGCTTTTATTCTATAAATAGAATGTGCAACTGCTTGTTTTACTAAATCTTTAATATGGAGTAAGTTTTCACTCATGTCTGCAAATCTGTTAAACACTTCTACAGGATTTAAACCAGCGTGTTTACCATTTTTGAATTCAGTTTGTTTTAATAGGTTGTCTACTTGGTTATATACAGACTCTTCTTTAGAATCTTCACTAACTGGTAAACCTAATAATCTTGCTACCTTACGTTTCTTTTCAGGAGTCATTGCATCAAACTTAACAATAGCCTTGTTGATCAATTGTTTTTTCTTGAAAATCACTTGGTTTTCAATCTCATCATCAGCAACATAAAATTGTATATCTGCTGCATATTCACCACGCTCCCATGCTTGATAGCTAGAAGCAATTGTTGGATGAACTCTTAACCATGCAAAAGCTAACTCTTGAGATGGATTACTAAAATCAAAGAAGTTATCACCATCCATTAACTTAACAGCTTGTACATGTAGCACATCATCTGTAGATGTAGACAATCCATAGTTCCAAAATTTAGAACGAGGACCTAAGTCAATATCACCCATAGCAGCTTCAAGTTTAGCTTTCAATGCTGTAACTCTTTCAACTTCTAACTCTCTTTCAAGATTATCACTAATGCGTCTAATGTAAGCAGCATTTGGATCAAGACCTGTTCTGTACTGTCCATCAAGTTCTTTATAAGGATACTTGAAAACACCTGTACCAGGAATTCTTGTTAAGCCTTTCTGTGCAAGACCAGCCTGCATCGTTTGTAACTGAGAATTGTTATACTCTTTTTTTAACGTAGAGATTTTTCCTATCTTACCCATATGTAGTTGTTTTTTATTGGTTTATTTGCAGATGGTTCCCATTGAAGGGAATGCGGTGGGGCATGGAGCCCAAACCCATCCATCTGTGTAAGAAGATTCCCCCTCGTTGAGGGAGGGGGGAACATCTTCTCTGTGTAGTTTTAAGGATTTTAACCCTTAACTCTTTTATTAGAATTGAGGAATTTCTTCAATCAATACTGTTCTAGATAAATCTTCAATGAATACATCACAACGATCTTTCATCCAGATTTCGTATCCTGGGAATTTATTTGCAGAACTCATACCTTGAGACTTAGCAAAGCCTAAGTGGTGACGAGTACCATCAATATAACCCCAAGTCATAGAAGGAGCACCCTTCATACGTACTTCACGAATGTTGTTGATCATAGAACCATCAGACATTGGAGATACATCAAACACCATAAATACTGGAGTTGACTTCTTATTCTGACCAAATTCTAAGTTTGTTTGAGGAAGATCTAATTCTTTCAAGTGGATCAATTCAACACGACCAGTCTCACGTGTAACCATTGCATCAAATGCAAAGTTGTAAGTAATGTGTTGACCTTCTCCTTGTAAATATCTGTTACCAGAATCAGCCATGAAAGTTAAACCTGAATTCAATGCATCATTCTTTAAAGCTTGTTGGAACACGTCAAAACCAGCTTCGTTAGTGTACATTTTAACTCTACGATCCTTAACATCAACACGTCTGTAGAACAAGTCACCAAACACTGAACGAATCAAGTTTGCAGTGAACTCACCGCGGTTGTATTGTACTAAGTTACCGTTGTTACGCATTCTGTGGTAAACACCAGCAGATGTACGCTTTAATTCTTGCTTAGAACCATTAGTCTTCACGGTACCAGGCTTAGCCCAGATCATACGCTTAACTTTCAATTCTAACATAGACTTACGCATCCAGAACTCAATAAATGGTTCCCATTTAACATCGTTACGAGTTAAAGGTAATTGGTTACGTCTTTGTGGAGCATATACTAAGATATCAAGAGGCTTACCAGAAGCATCACGCATCATTTTGTCATCAGCCCACTCAGTGATTTTGTGCTCATAACCATATGCAGAACCTAAAGATTCAAACATAGTGATTTGCTCACCTAAACGAGGAAGACCTAATAAGTCTTGGTCAAATTCACCAATTGCAGCATCAACTAATTCCAATTCAATACCAACTCTTAAGAAGTTAGGACTAACGAAATCTACAGTTGGATTGTCTGTAACTAAAGTGAAAGTGTATAAGTAACCCATGTTCCAGTTTACTGGATCTTTGATTACATAGAAACGAGGACCATACTGACGAGTACCTACAGATACAATTGCATTCTTAGAGAACTCATTAGTATCAATTACTAATTGGAACTCTTGACCATCAATACCTGGCTTGCTCAGCTCTAAAGTACTTGTTGGAATGTCAATGATTTTTGGAAACTTGTAAGGAACTTGTACCTGCCACTTCCAAGCATCACTGTTGTTGTCAATATAGTAAGGAGTGCTCTTGTTAATCATGTCCAAGAAGTCATTACTGTAAAGAGAGCTTTGAGTATACAAGCTTATGATTTTCTTATCATAATCTGCTGGCTCTGTAGAGTGAAAGCTTTCCAAGTGGTTAGCATCTGTTAATTTACCTACAGCACGCTTGTCCATAGAAGCTACTCTTGCGTAAGTAAAACCAGTTAAACCTGGAATTGTTTGAATTGCCATTTTTTTATTTTTTTAATTAATGTTTATTGAAATTGTTTATTGAAACCATGAGTTAGCTTTGACTGGTTGTTTAGATTTCACAGCACTTTTACTAACCTGTCTGGCTACCTCACCAAACAATTCATTTGACTTTTTGGTGACACCATTCTTTTGAATCGTAGAAAGTGTAGGATCTTTTTCTAAGATCTTAAGCAAAAGAGCAACTTTTACTTTTCTTTCATGATTCTCAGGACGTTTAAGTTCTAGAATAGTACGATCAAAGTCTGTTAATGTTTCACCAGAACTTGTCTTATACTTATCTGTTACTAAGAAATCTTGTAGTTCACCAGCCAGTTTTGGATTAAGAGGAATACCATCAAACTCTTTTGCTTTTAGCTTATCTTGTAAAACTTGGTTTACATTTGCAGCATATTGTTGTTTATATTGAGCTTGTTGTTGTAATTGTACTTCTTTCTCTTGTTCCATTTGTTGAAGCTTTGCAGCTTCTTTTTTTACTAAGACCTTATGATGCTTTGTAGCAACAGTTTCAAGATCTCCGTAGTTCTTAAGTCTTTCAACTTCAGATATAATATCTTCAGGATCAAATCCTTGATCTTCTAATGCTTGTCTAATTACAGAAACTTGATTTGTTTCTTGTGCAAGATCCATTTCAGCAAATGACTGAATTTGGTTATATGCACCAAAGTAATCTTTAGGATCAACTCCTTTTACAAATATGGCATCAAATGCATTACGATAATCTTCTCCAAATTGACCTAAGAAGTTATCAACCACTTCAATTGCTCCTTTCTTTTTCTCAGCATTAAACTTTTCTAAGAATTGTTCTGGAGTTGTAATTATTTCTTCTTCGTCATCTTCTTGAGTGAATACACCCAATTTGAAAAGGTCTTTAGATAAAGATGAAAATGTTGACTCAGGAGCATCATCTCCCTCTTCATCATCATCATCTTCTTTACTATCTTGTTTACTAGTTTTTGTAACTGGTTGATTATCAGTGTCTTCTGAATCATCATCACCATCTTCATCTTCTCCACCTAATAAGAAGTCTGTTAAAGATTTCTTTTCATCAGGTTTTTTATCAGAAGTGTCATCACTAGAATTGTCTGCATCAGGTTTTTTACCAGAATTTGCAGAAGTAGTTTTTTTCTCAGGAGCAGGAGGGGGAGTCTTATCAATATCCTGAATGTCATCAGGACTAGATGTAGCACTATCAGGGCCCATTAAATCGCTTAACAATTCAGCGTTGCCCATTCCCATTTCCATTGTATCTTGGATACTAAAGTTCCCAAAACCTGGATTATCTAGATTTTCAGCCATATGTAGTTGAGTTTTAATTGGTTTTGTAATGTAAAAGTATACTATAGTAAATTAATATCAAAGAGATGAAGCTCTATATAGATCATTATTTAAGATAATATAGCATTAATATTTTTTACTCTAATCTAATTTATTAATAAAGTTGTCATTTATAAGTCTAATACTTCTTATTGGAGCTAGGTCAGTGAGTGTAACTTGTTGAACTTCAACCCCCCACTTCTTAGCTTCCACCCTCACTTTCTTAGTAAGAGTGTTATCAAGTTCAGAATCTGTACACTCGTCTAATGTCATAGACATAATGACATTTTTAATGATGGCTTGTGACATATCTGATATAGCATCTTGGGCATCCCAAACTTCTAATAAGAATATTTTAACGTCAGCTATCTTATATTTAACCAATCCTTTTACAACAATGTTTTGTTTATCTGCTGTATACAAAGATTGTGCATCAAGACTTAATGTTGTAGTGACAACATGCTGGTCAATCACCTCATCAAACATTGGGATTTTGAAATGTATTCCAGGTTCAAGAACTTTTTTAAATTTTCCAAACCTAAGTAATACAGCTTTCTCGTAATCTCTTATTATAATTATTGGGGTTAGTTGTAACCACCAATTAGATATAATCTCAATTAATTTATCAAACATTATTTAGGTTTTTTAGCAGCTCTACCTTTAGCGTTCTCTCTAGCAACAGCTAAATCATTTGCTTGGTTTTCTCTAGCTACTTGTAATTTTTCTCTTTCTATTGCCATCTTTTCTGCGTCCTGTCTATTTTTAGTTTGAATATCAGCAAGTTTAGCTTGGTAATCTCTAGCAGCTTTTGTTTGTTCAAACTCTAACTTACTCATTTCTAATACATCAGGAATTCCATTTACATCATTGTCTGGTAATCCTCCTTTAGATTCAGCCATTATTGTAGCAATCTCAATTTTATTAATTCTATCTAATTCAGCTTGATAATCATCATGAGCTAATTTCTCAGCTTGAGCTTGTTGAGCAGCTTGTATTTGAGCGTCAGCTTGTTGTTGCTGTTGATCTAATTGTTGCTGTTGTTGCTGCATTTTTTGATCTTCTAATTGTTGTTGTCTTTCCTTAAGAGTTTTAAACACCTTCTTCATTTGACGTACAGAGTTAGTGCTGTAAAGTTCAATGATATCATGTAATGAACCACCATTCTGTAGAACAGCTTGAGATAATCCTCTAATTTCATTAAACATTTTTTGATCTTCTGGTCTGTTAGTCAGATACACTTTTAAATCTCTAAATCTAAGATCTGTACCATTCACTTGTACAAAAGCAGATTCTCCTTCATTAGTAATATAAGAAATAGTTGATTCAGGCTTTTTAGATTCTACATATAATGAAGCATCAATGATTGCTTGATATAGCTGACCTAATACATACTCATGAGCAATGAATATAGGCTCAGTTTGAGAATAAGATTGTTGAATAGCAGTGTTGGTACCTGTAGCTGATTCACTGGCTGAAATAGACCCCATACGCTGTCTAGACATACCTATCAATTCCCAGCACTCATTCTTTAATTGCATTGCAAGATTGTAACGAGATTGAATCTCCTGCGTACGTGTAAGGTCAATATCTCTAAATTGATTAAATGAGCTTGGACTCTTTAAGTTCTCTGGGCTATCATCAATGAACATCACACCACGGTTACGTGCTTCCATTTCCCATACATCAAGAGCATCTTGTGCATCTCCATCTTTAGGAATAGGAATATGTCTAATAGATGTTAAGTACACCTTACCCACTTCTTTTTCTAATAGCTTGTATAACTGATTCATACAAACATTATAAAGAACCTGGAATGGTTTCATCATGTCTATTAGACTTCTAGCTTCTGTATTCTTCACCTCATGTACTAATCCAATAATAGGACAGTAAGGAAGTAATTTAAATGGTTTAATGTGATAGATATCTGGACCAATTTTAACACCTTGGTACCATTGGTTAATCCATCCCCATTCTAAAGATTCTTCTGTAGGAATAGTTCCTGACTTATAGTTTTCATCTACAAGCATAGATTGTTCATTACCCATTTCATCTAGATAGATGAGCTTACCAATCTTCTTCTTAGAAATCCAATATGTACGTACAACAACATACTTGTATCCAAATGAACTAACGTTAGACGTAAGACCTAAGAAGTCTTGTAAGCCATCATTGTTTTCTTTCATTTCAGACTCAATCACCATTCTTGTTTGTAACACTAATGGATCATATGTATCATATTGTACTGAATCAATACCTGGAATAGCATTAGGATTACCCAAATTAGATTCACGTACGTTGATCAAACCGTAGTCTTGTAATGAACTACGTAAGTGATCTATCTCTTCTTTAGTGATATCAGGGAATGTTTCAATAATCTCAGATAGTTCCATCACCATAACTGTACCAGCAGCATAAGCTCCTTGTGCACGTCCTGTAGGATCTGAAATATATTTTCTATCTGGTGTAGTTAAGAAGAATGTATTTTTAGGGTTAGATACTTCTACATTAAATCCTACCTTTGAGTTATCTTCGTATACGTGGTAAAATTCTCTAGCTGAAATTAATAAATCTCTAAAAGCATCTTCACTCTTTTCCTTCATAACAAACTCAGCTTTCTGAGCTGTTAATACGTGACTTGCCCATTTCTCAGCAATAGATGTGTAAGAATCTAATTGATCCTTCACTTGATCTATTGTCATCTGTTGTAACTCTTCATCAGGAATTTCTTCTCCCCTTAATGCAGCTTGTTCTTGTAATTTTGATTTAGCTTGATTAATTACATATTCTTGTAATATACCTGTTTTAAATTCAAGCTCTTCTGCTTTACTATCATCATCAAAAGCTTTTACTTGAAAAGCATCTGGACGTTTAGAAATCTCACCTACCAATTCATTAATAGGAGTGGTTAAAATAGAATAATGTTTTACATAGGCAGGAAGAGCAAGATCTGCTGTTAGCATATCTGTAAAACTTCTTACCTCAGGTTCTTGATAGAAATCCTCATGACGCAAAATTCCTTTTACTAAGTCATAGTTTTTAACAAATGTATCACGGTTCTTTACATACTCAGCATAAGCTTTGTTTGCAAAGTAGTCCATGGTGTTCTTTATCCAACTCTCATCCATCTTTTCCTTCTCAGTTTTAAACTGATCTGGGAAGATGTTTAAGTAGGCATACCTAATTGTTGCGTCTTTTGTATATCTTATAATTGCCATTATGTAAACAATTTATTTCTTTTATATTTATTATGAGATGTGCCAAACATCCCTCCTCTTGATTCTGTAAATAATACGTTTCCTTGCTTCTTACTAAACATTGCTTTCACCCTATCATCAGAAGTTCCACCAATCTTACCCATAATAGGGTCCATCTTAAGAGCTTGTGCAATAGCTAACTCTGCAGCAATGATACGGTCAAAGTTACCTGAGTCATTGTATTGAATAATCTCTTCTAACAATACAGGATCAAATATCTTACTCACCCCTAGAACTTCTCTTATAGTATCACCAGCCTCATTTGTTTCTTTGAATATCACAGACTCCATATACTTCTTTAAGCAGGTGTGAAGATACTCAATTATTTTATCACTTGAACGATGAATTCCATAATCTCTTTTAACTGTTGTGTTTGGAACAATTTCTTTAAGCCATTCAGGTTGTCTCTCTAAATAGTGAGCATCCCCTTTAGCCTTCATATATTCTATAAATGATATATCATCATTCTCACACAGTGTTCGTGCATTATAATACTTGATAAGAAGTCTAGCTTGTTCTTCCCAAATTTCTTTCTTATCAGGTCTAGCACAATACGAAGCTACGAACATATCTTGATACTTTTCACCACTAATTTCATGCATCCTTTTATATATGAACACAGAACCAAGTGAGCTTGAATATGCAGATTTACCTTGTCTATAAGGGTCAACTCCTGCTACATACAATCCATAAGGAGGGTTTTCTACAGGAAATTCATATATAACTATAGGAGCATCTTTTGTATCACTGTTCTTTAATGGAAAGTTAGATATAGGAAGCTTGTCCGTAAACTCATGTTCAATACCATTTTCTCCAGAGAACAATACAACAGGAGTTCCTGTTCTTTCTTGTTGTAACAGTTTGGTTTTCTGTCTCTTAGCTGATTCAATATCAAAGATGTTGGTATCCTCATTCAGGAAGATGTCATCCACCTCCATTGGGTAGTACATCTTTTCTTTTAAATAAGCAATCCTATCTCCAGCCTTTTTAAGTCTTTCTAGATTCTTTTCTGTAATCTCTTTAGCTCTTTCCTCATCACCCACTAACATTTCAACATTATATAAGTCTGATCCAGTAGGCTCATTTAAGAAAGCTCCTAATGTAGATTTCTCTTTAGCTTCCATTCTATATTTAGCTGGGATGAATAAGCCATGTATACGCTTATCATCTTTTGCATTATTATATGTAAGGAAATTAAAGTTGTCTACGTCAAACATCAGGGATTTTGCATCCTGAAATTTCTTCATATCACCACCAGTGCCTGTGAGAATTGGAGAACATCCCCAACCATAGGGTGTAGTGAAACCTGGTATAGCCGCCTGTAAACCTCTAAGAAAATTTCCTTTACCAATCTCATCTATAATTAATTTACGTGGTTTTGTACCTGCAATTGCTTCTTCATTATTACCTTCATCAAGGTTACGTATCAGAATGGAAGAGAATGGGATACGTTCACCAGATTTGGTTTTAATACCTAATGTGACCTGGTTTTTCCAGTTATCCTCAATTCTCTGCCATCTCCAATACTCAGGGATAAAGTTTAATCCTTTATCTATTTTATCCGTAATAAGTTTTATATCTGGTGCATTCAAACCAGCAATAATATTCTGGGAGTTCTCATCAAATGTTGCACCCCATGCAATATAGGATGCTTCAAGAACGGATTTAGCAAAACGTCTAATACCTAGAATAACCAAGCCCTTTTTTTCCTGTTGGGCCCTATCAATTTCGTTTGTTACCAGCCATTCATTATCTCTTAAAAACGGATTAGCATATTTTTGTGCAATTCTTCCTCTTTCATCTATAACATCCACCTCAGTGTGCCATATATTTAGGTGCCAATATAAAAAGGGGTTGATATATACACCCCCCATCATAGCACCATTCAAACATAATTCTCTATGAAAGTCAAAAAACGGTTTACATTCATCAGAGTCCTTATCAGGAATACGTTTCTGATTTATAAACCAGTCTTTATAATCTATGTTCTGTAGTTCAATCATTATTTTCTATTTGCTAAGAACTCAGCAGCAGCTCCTGATAACTCACCCTTTCCTCTAACTTCCACCTTTGCTTCTTCCATGCTTCTTAGCTTATCTACCACTTCTACTAAAGCTAGGTAGTTTTTCATTGTCTCTTGTACAAATTTACCTTGAGCTTCAATACTAGCTATTACCATAGGTAACATTCCTCCTTTAGCTGTAGGTTTCCACTCAATCCTATCTTTCAATTCATGTAATGGATTTGCATCTACATATTGCTTCCATGAAACAAGTTGTGACTCAGCCCACTCAAGCTCTGTATTTATATATGTAGTTTTTTTAATAGTCGCCATCTTCTTCTTCTTTTAGTATATTATCAAGGTCCATGCCCTCTTTAATTATTTTTTCAAGCTCAGACTCATCTGTATGTGGAATGTCCATCTCAATCTCTGCCTTATATTTTTGTAAAGCAAAAACTAATTCTTTGTCTGTCATCCCCCATATATCTCCATAATCACTAAGAGCTGTAGCAAGATGCCTTCCTAAATTGTATGTAGGAAAGTCTTTATGTAGTTCTTCTAGTATATAAAGAGCCTTTTCGTAGTTGTTCTTTTTACTCATATTAAATCATTCAAGTCTTTATCAGACAGTTTTTGATTCAGAAGCTCATTTATATCCATTTCTTGTAAAGTAACATTTTTAAAGTTTTCTTCAGCTCCTTCCATCATGTAATCTGTTGTGAATGATATTGCCATTCTATCTTGATCACTGTCTGGAACACCCATAAGATCAATATAGTCCACACCTTTATTATACAATTCTACAAGAACCTCTATAAATCCATCTAAATGAATCTTTCTTATACGTATTTCTTTATTTTCCATGAACTTCTTTTTTGAGAGCTTCTTCCTCTTCTTGATTAGCCATAACAGCTTCCCATTTCTTAAGAGGACAGTCACATGATAAACATTTTGTTTTAGCAATTAACATACATCCACAGTCTGTGCAATGTACATCAGGTCTGACAGTTTTATGCTTTGTTGATATGAGATCACACTCCTCACATATAGCCATTCTTTCATCACTCACTTGTTGAATGTGAGCTCTCATATTCTCAGCTGGGAAAAGGTTATTTTTCCAACCCTCGTATATCTGGGAGAAGTTAATCTTCATATGTAGTTCTTGGTTTAAGTTGGTTTATCTGAACTATTGTCTTTTCTAATGTGACAATAGAAGACTTCTTCTTTTGCTCAGACGTATTAACATCATTAATAATACGTTCCATAGCTAGCTTTTTAGCATTTAGCTTCTCCACCTTCTTTTCTGCTTTCTTTCTATTAAAGAAAAGCTTTCCAAATCCAGAAATTTCTATGCTGTCATTTAAGTCCATTGCCTCATTGGCTGATTGGAACTGATGATTGACCACTGTCTCAATTGTCTTCTCTGAAACCATCATCTTAACAGCTAGTGTCCTGACTAGATAATCCTTCACTGACATTGAGATTGGCTTATCCATGACTTACAGTTATTTGTAAGACAATGTCTTTCTCAAAGTCTAGGATGATGACTGGGTTGACCTTTACCTTGGTACCGTCTTTGACAAATACACCAATACGTTTAAGTTTGGAGATGATGTTATTGATGGTGGGAGGCGAGCTTTTGTACTTCTCACAGAACTCTTGGCGAACATTGGCATAGGAGATGTTACCCTTGATGGCTGTGAAAGCAATCAATTGCACCTCACGTTCTGTCAATCCAAGACCATTCACAGCTGACAGTATATTGTAATACTTCTCAGCCACAGCGTAGGAATCCCCCACTGGTCTCTTCATCTTCTGAACAATTAGCTTCTTGTTGTCTGTTGGTTCCATAATTAGTTAAAGCAAAGGTATGTATATTCCTTTGATTGTCAAATAACTATTTTAGTTATCTGGAATAGGAATGCTATATTATGCACTATTTTTATAATCCATTATATTCTACCAATAAATTGTAGATAGTGTATAAGCTGAATAGATGTACTTAGGGCCCCCCCCTAAATCCCCCCCAAAGTTACGAAGACTATTTTGAAACTACCAAATTTATTTTCACCTATTATCAAAACTTGCAAAATATTATAGTTTTGATACAACAGGAGTTTATAATTTTGGTGGAACATTCCATCACTATACACCATAACATACCATAATGTGTTATAAAAGCAACATTGTTAAGCTGAGCATATCCCTTATAAGACACATTATGTAAAGCAATAGCTTGACAAAACGTAAGATGGGTAAAGCTGTAGCTTGACTTTTGGCAGAATATAGCTGTGTTATATCTTGCCAAACCTGGAAGTGAAACCCAGCCAAACCTGGAAGTCTCGTAACAAATAGTACTATAAATATGTTACGAGAATGTCACAAATATTTGAAAAAGTGTGACAACCTCTGCATGAAACTTTGGAAAAATTCATGCAAACATTTAACATGGGGCTTTTGGACATTTAACACAGGGGTGCCATAAGCCATTGGTCCTCAGATAATTATACCCAAGGTTCCATGTGGAACATTTTACAAAATTTTTTTTCAAATTATACAAACCTATTGTGTCCATGGGAGGGTAGCCCTCACCACATCACAACCCCCTGGGCAAACTTGGAGGTTGGGGGCACTCCCCACACCTTGACATTATGTTCACAAAACCCAAATGGTGGGTTCCTTATTGCTTTGGGCCGTAAAACCAAAAAGAAGCCTAGCAAGCACAAGACCTGAAACAAGTCTTAAAACTGTTTTTCTTTTTATTTTATTAACCTCTAAAATAATAAACAATGGACATCGTACAAGCACTACCATTATGGGAAACACTTGGTAATACAATTCAATCAGGTGATGATGAACAAGGTAACTATGTTATTAACTTCATTGATAAGAAGAATGAAGTGGTTGGTTGGATTAAGGTTTACGCAGGACAAGGCATTAGATGGTCTTATCCTGATGAACTAATGGCAACTAATAGGCTAATAAAAGAGAGAGTGTAACAGCTCTCTCTTATATATATACACTGACAGACACACCTGTCATAACCCTTTGAACAACATTGGTAATTATTATTTAAACACACATAAATTGTACAATTATGCAATTCTATTATGATTTCAACAAGATGATGGTCACTAATCCATTAGAAGGTGTAACACACTTCTTCATCAACCCAAGAATGATTGATGGCTTTAAACAATTAAAGCTTGAAGAGTATTCAGGACCTGATAATCTAACACTTGATGAGGGATTACCAGTCTTGATTCTACCAATGGAAGCATTAAAGCTTGATAAGGGTATTGTCAAGCTTGATGATAATGGTCGTAATGGTCACATCAAGGTTGATGGTCTTACAATCTACTTTAACCTACACAAGAAGAAACATCTTATTAGGGTTAACACTGTAATTGGTTACAAGCCTCGTGAAGAAAATGTCACAATCAGACGAATTACACAAGAAGAGATGATTGGCAGGATTATCAAAGACATTGATGAAATGTTATTCTAACAATAAGAGAGAGCCTAAAAACTCTCTCTTATATATAACAATACATATATATAAGAATATAGACCGTCTTGGAATTGCTGAAAGGGTTATTAAAATAAGCTGCTTTGACTTATCATAACCCTCTTGAAGCTACGCTTTGCTTCGCTTCAACAACCTATCATAACCCTTTGTGCAATCTAAAAGTATTTCATAACAACAAAAACCAAACAAAATGGCTTTAAATTTCAAGGTGCGTGAAGCACGAGTACCGTCAGTAACATTAGGAACTGTTGCTGATGCAATTGGTAAAGGCGGAAGAGTTGAGTTCAATCCCAACAATCTTCTTGCAACAGACCGCAGATTAGTTGCTTACTTAATCAAAGCAGACGGAACAGAAGAGCAAATCACTTGTTCTCAACCTGTTTCAGACGGTTTTAGAGCAAAAGAAATCTCATTGAACCAATTAATGGGCTTTGAGATTAAAGAACAAGCAAGTTCAGCAGGCGAGATTTACAATCAAATTTCAATGCCTACTAACACAGCTAACAGAATCAGCTACAATGCTGACGAAATCACTGTTGAAGAGTTCAAAACAGAAGCTCTTACAGATGATAAGATTAAGAACTTAATCGCAGTTAGCTTGTAATCCACATTAATAAGGGAGCAGTCGTAATGATTGCTCTCTTATTATATATATTATGTGGGTGTAGGGGTTAGGGGTTGAGGGGATAATCCTTGACTAACACATTTTGTGTGAATATAAGAATAGGTGTGTGACCTCTATGGGGTTAACATATACTAATTCACTATTAACTAATCATGCTATTCAATACAATATATATAGCATTAAATCATAATTATATGAGAGAAACAAAAACATTTAGCTCTATTAGAATAGTTCACACTAATGAGATATGGGATGATGAATATAAATGGTGTAAGATTAGTGTATATGATAAAGACGATAATCTTATCACCACTGGTCATGATCATCTTATGTTTCAAGGTAAGACATTCTCTATGGAGACTATTAAAGATGTAGAGGGTTTTAATTGCTATCATGGCACATTTGAACTTGAATTAGGATATAACACATTAACAATCACAGTTAAATAACACACAACATGAAAAAAGAATTACCTACCATGTTAGCATGGTTCTTTGGTACATTAGTAGTTATTATGCTAATGTCATCATGCACAACTACTAGACAGACATGTCCTTCTAATGATGCACAGTACTTTTACAAACAAGTACATGTTAAACCTTATTATCACAGACGTTAATGTATTCTTTCGTTATTAGCCTTTAGCGTACCAAAGGTAAGAATACATATATTATAGGAGTTTATCTGTTCTACTTCATTGAATAGAGGCTTTGTAGATTGAGGCACAAAATCTATATTTTTTACAACACATTATTACTCAACTCTTTAACACACATTATTTATGAAAAAATTTGAATTATTTATGGGCATTGCCCTAATTATTGCTGTAACAGTATTAATATGTATATATATGCTAGCTATAGAATATACAGATGAGAGACTTATGTTTGTAACGTTCTTCTCAATGATAGGCTATATAGTTGGCTATCTATTTATTGATAGTTATATAACCAGAACAGAGTTGCATAATTATACCAAAGGGTATGACGACTGTTACAAAGAATCTGAACCTTTGAGAAACAAACTAAATAGATAACATTAATATAGCAATAAGATGAAAACAATACAGTTAACACCTCAGGAGTTTTATATATTTAAAATGATAGCAAAGTTTAAATATAGAATAGAAAGTATTAAACACACAGTAGTCTCAATTGAGGCTAATGCACAAGATTTAGAGCTATTAGGATTTTAGATGTGTGTGTTGGTAGATATAGGGCTCAGCTTCCCCCAGCTGGGTCCTTATTTATTTCATCATTAAATAAACAAATTATGTACATAAAAGCAAAACTAGTGTTTGACTCATATATACCTGAGACGTTAAAGTCTGGCATGTGGTTCAAACAACAAATAACAGACACTATATATGGTAAAAGATATACATATGATAGAATATTTCTATTAGGTCATACACCAAAAGATCAAGAGTCATACATTGCAATAAATGGTTATCCTGTTATGCCTGTTATTGTATCCATCACAGCTAATCCTGATGAGAAAGCTGTTGTAATAGCTCAACCTCATGAAATAGGTTGGTGGGACGATGGACCAGGAACAGATGAGCTCAGAGATATAGAGCTCAAGGATATAAACTTGGTATTATCTGATTATGATGGTGAGGTAGAAATAGAAGTGGAAGATGTAGCATTTGAAGATGGTTTAGCCGTTCCTGTATTATACATGGATAAGGTGACACTTAGACTATTATGGGATGAGGATGACTATTTATATGATCAAGATGATGAATATCCTGATGATGATGAAGAGTGGGATGAGATGGATGATAATCCAGATGATGAACCAGAAGACTAATTTATTTAATTATTAATCAATTTAATTATGGAGAACATTAAAATACAATCAACAGTTGTTCCTGAACAACAACTATCATTCACTGAATGGGCTAGAGAACTTAGAGTTGGTATTGCATATAACAGATCCAAACTAACAGATAATGCTCAAGACATGATGAATCTATGGGATAGAGAAAGACAAGTGAAATATCTAAAACAACTAACTCTTGCGTAATGACAAAAGCAACCTATTTAGATGCTGCTAATAAGCATGCAGTGAGAGAATTTCTATTCTCTTTCTTTAAATGTAATGCTATCGTAGGACTAGCTGGGCCAAATATCAATGAATACATAAAGTGGTGCAAATCAAAAGGTTATAAAGACATAGAAATATGGGAGAATACACCTAATGTGTTAATGCATCAAATGATGCAAACAAAGCACCCTGTACGTATGAGATTTGGTAATATATTACAAGCTGAGCCTAATAGAGTGAAAACACTCTATGATCTTGACTATTGTGCTACAGTTTATACATTAGATGAACATATAGCCAAATTCAAAGATAACTTCATTATGACTTTCTCATTAAGAGCAGGTGTAGAATTCACAATCAAAGAGTTCTTCAAAGCTCGTAAAGAGAAAATAGTGTCATATATTGAGAAACAGCACCCAATCAAACATACGCTGTTCACTACAAAAAACAACAATAAATACATTTACACACCTTATCGTGACACATCAGCAATGTGTTGCATAGCAAAAATCAATTAACATGTCAAAAAGAACAATTGTCTTCTGGACTACACCAGAATTACAGAAAGCAAAGAAATGCTTAGTAAAGAATGATAATAACGTGGCTGCTACGGCTAGAGACTTATCAAACGTTATAAATAGATCTGAACAGAGTATTGCATTTAAGTTACGTGAGATTAAAAATGTAGCTAATCCTGTAGCTATTAGAAAAGTAAGAGTGGTTAGAAAAGATAGACCACAAAAAGCGTTAGACTTACCAAGAGGGTTCTCATTTGACTTTACACCAAAGAGAGCTGAGATGTTTCAAGATCATGTAAGATTATATTTTTAAACCAATAAATACACACACATGGCAACATTAATTGGATCTAGTAGAGATTATGCACACATACAAGTGCTAAGTTATGTACCTAGTGCAGATAACTTAATTGAATCCATCTATCGTAATGCTGCAGCTAAAACAGCTGCTAATAGATTACAGATTAAGAATGGTAGATATATGTATACACCTACAAATGAGTATACACAAGAAAAGTCTAGATTTATCAGGTTTAAATTCTACAAATAATGATATATATCGTTATCTTTGTGCTACTAGCTATCTTTGTATGGATGTCCTATGAATTTCATAGGGCTCCATTCATTGATAGAGATGGCAACATAATTAAAAAGAAAAAGAATGATTCTTCAACTGAATCCAATGATACCTATCATGAGATATTCTGATGGAATGGAAGGTTATGCTTTTTTGGTTATAGACTATAGCCAAGAGCATAACATTCTATTTACATGTGCCATGGATAATGGTGAGATATGGACATTGAGTAACAAAGAAATCAGATTCTGTAAGAATATATCTCTAGATAGACATATATAATGGGGGTGTACTGGCTTTGACAGACATGAGGCTGGTAGTATCACATGCAAGCCTTGGAACAGGTAAACAAGTTCTAAACAATAACCGTAAAGAGTCAATCTGAGCGTGTTGAAGAAGGTGCTAGCATTATTGCTATGGCTTTCGCTTCTGAGTATGCATTAGCAGCTTAGTCAACGGGGTGGTAACAACCTGGCAACAGAAAGTTACAAGCGTTTTCTCTGTTATGTCAAAACAGAGTGGTGGTAGATAGCAAACCCTGCGATCCCAACTACTGATCAAGATGAAGCTTTGGACTGTAGTAAATACACAAGCTTGAAACATAGGAAACGCTACAGCAGACTCCTATATCAAATAGATCTAAGCATGTAAGAATGGTATTATTATCACTTGTCTGGACAGGGGTTCAACTCCCCTCACCTCCACAACATTAACAATTAAAAAAACACAACATGGCAAAAAGTAAATTAAAGGTAGAAGACATTAGTGCTCATTTCTTTATGAACGTACATGGTAATAATGTAAACGTTATATATAGTGATGATATGAATAATGGTGCTGGTCTTGGTGCTGCATTCGCAAGTGCAATGGAACAAGATGAAGAATTGCTTAAAATAATTAGTGCTGCATTACTAACAGCTCTTGAAGGAAAAGAGAAATATAGTTCTAAAAAGAGCAATAAGTTGCCTAAAACACCAACAAAAGCAGCAAAAAAGAAATAAATTTCTAATTTAGTGCATTAAATTACACATTATGAATAAATATTTTAGTTATTATGAAGGTTTGTACAAACTAACCAAGTCTAAACAGAGATATTATCTATGGGATATGATTAAATGGTGTATTAAAGAGTATATTAAAACATATAAATAACCTATGAAAACAGCAATATTATTTGCAATAGCAGCAATTGTGTTATTTGCAGCTGGTTATGAAACAGCAAGCTTAAAGAGAGAAAATACTCTCCTACAGAACAGAATAGACTCAATATATGATGAACTGTATATTAGTAATGTAAACCTTACTAGATATGAAATAGCATTAGAGCTATTAGAAGAACAAGACAGCATAGCTGCAGATAAATTTAAGAATATACATACTAACGAAACAGAATAATTAAACAAAATAAACGAAATGGGAACATTTGAACAGTACGAAAAAAGAGCAGAAGAATTTGCAAAAGAGTATGGTGCTGATGTATCATCACATATTCTTGATGTAATAAGATCAGTTATGATGACTAGAGACAAAGTGTTACCAGGTGGTAGCTTTGCACAAGCAGTTGTTGATAACAATTTAAGAGAAGCTATTAATAGAGCTGATGCTGCTTGTTTAGCTAATATAAAAATCATTGTACAAGCATGTTATAATGCTCATCTTAATCAATTTTAATTATGAACATACTCATCTATGATATAGAAACCATGCAGGAGCTGTTTCTAGTTTGTATATATAATCCTGAAACACAGCAATGGCATGAATTCCAGGTGAGTAAAAATACAAACCAGATTGATGCTTTTGTTAGATTCACAGAAGATTACAAAGACTTCTATTGGGTAGGTTATAACAATCTACGCTTTGACAGTCAAGTAGTTGAGTGGATCATACGCAATCATCAAGATTGGCATGAAATAGGTGCACTAGATGTATGTGCATTGATAGCTCAAAAGGCTGCAGATATAATACATGATGCAAATTATGATGTATTCCCAGAATATAGGGAAGAATGGCTAGCTAATAAGCAAATTGATTTGTTTAGAGTTAATCATTATGATAATAAGAACAGACGTGTATCACTAAAAAGGTTAGAGTTTGAGATGGATTTGGAGAACATTGAAGAGATGCCCATCCATCACACAAAGACTAACATGACAGATGATGAAATAGAATTAACTATTGATTACTGTCGTAATGATATATATGCCACTTATGAATTTTACAAAATTACCACTGGTGATACAAACCATCCTTTATACAAGGGTAATAACCAAATAGATCTTAGACAAGATATATACAATGAGTTTGATATACCATGCTTAAACTATTCTGATAGTAAGATTGGTGATGAAATGATTAAGAAATACTATTGTCAAGAAAAAGGTATACAATATAGTGAACTACCAAAAAAAGGATACTTTCGTAAAGAGGTTAAAGCTAAAAACTGTATAGCTGATTATGTAACATTCCAGACACCAGAACTACAGGAATTCTTAAAGCATATAAAGAAACAAATCTTTACGCTCACTGATGATTTTAAAGAGTCATTAGAGTTCTATAATAATATATACACATTTGCTAAAGGTGGATTACACACAGAAAATAAACCTAAAATATTTGAAGCAGATGAAGATGTAGAAATTATAGATTGGGACGTTAGTTCATACTATCCAGCTATCATCATTAACAATGGTCGTTATCCACAGCATTTAGGTAAAGAGTTTCTTAGAGGATACAAACAAATGTTTGAGAAGAGACTAGAACTCAAGCCATTAGCTAAAAAGGATAAGAAGATAGCAGGTATTGTTGGAGCGTTGAAGTTAGCAGTTAACTCTGTGTATGGTAAAAGCTCTGACATGCAGAATTGGATTTATGATAGACAACTAACCATGTTTACCACTATTACAGGTGAGCTTAGTTTACTTATGCTCATTGAAGCTTATGAATTAAATGGTATACATGTTATATCAGCTAATACAGATGGTGTTACAGTTCAAATAAAGAAGGAACTGTTGCAAAAAATGCATGAGTTAAACAAATGGTGGATGGATCTAACCACATATGAACTAGAACGTACAGACTACCAGAAGATTATATTCTCAACAGTAAATGACTATTTAGCAATTAAAACAAATGGAGAAATTAAAAAGAAAGGCGATTTCCTCACAGATTTTGAGTTACATAAAAATAAGTCTGGTCGTGTTATTCCTTTGGCTCTTGAACAGTATTTTGTTCACAATATACCTATTGCTGACACTATCACCAATCATAATAATATATATGATTTTGCGTTAAGGCAAAAGGCTAGCAAAGACTTTCATTATGAAGGTGTAGCTGGTGCTAAAAGAACAGTGTACAATAAGCTAATTCGTTATTATGTATCTAATACAGGAGAAAAGCTTTTAAAGATAAAGAATCCTGATTGTACAACTAATGCTGCTGATGTGTCACAAGTGGAAGCAGGTGAATGGCTAATGACAGTTTGTAATAAACTAAGCAAAGACCATTCTCTAGATAACATTAACCACGCATATTATATAGAGCGTGCTGAGCGTATTGTACATAAGATACAGCTTGAAGGTAAAAAGAGGAAAATTATTGTTAATCCAAATCAATTAAATTTATTCTAATGATAAAAACACAATCGCTTGAAGGCAGAAGATTTTATGTTGATTCGTGGGGAATGACTATGACCAGCAGAAGAGCATATGAACCAGAACTAAAACAAGTAGTAGAAGACAATGGTGACACATGCATTATTGCTGAGGTTAAAGATGGTAAGCCCGCAGAACATTCTAGACAAGAATGGTCTAGGGAATCAATAGAGAGACAATTAAAAAGTTTTCCTGCATATAGACATGTTAACGGATATCAACTAACATTATAATGGCAAAGATAAATAGAGAAAATATAGGTAATCATCTAGTTGATTATCAATTAAACATGATTGGTAAGTCTATGCAAGAAGCATATATGACAAAAGAATGGTACAGTAAATGGACTATGACTTCACAACAACATCAGGAGTTTAAAGCATACGCTATACCATTAATGAAAAAAGTATTTAAAATAAACAAAGGAAGAGCGGAAGCAAACTTTGACTGGTTTGATTTAGAATTTGGTTTACGTATAAAAGACTAAAAACAATTAATTATGGGAGCACAATCGTTCACAGTAAGAAGCAGAGGAAAATCTGCAGAAGAAGCATATAAAATAGCTTGTGAAATAGCTGAAGAAGAATATGGCCATCAAGAAGGATATAATGGTACAATTAGTACTACACATGGATTTAGAGATGAAACAGAAGCATATGGTAAAAGTAAGTTTAATGATGTATCTGCTTATATACGCAATAGATTTGAGGATATGAGCAAGCGTGATTGTTCAGCTATATGTGTTGTAAAACCTATAGGTAATAAGAACAAGACTAAGTCACAAGTGGAGCACATAGTTACACCTGGTACAAAGAAATGGATACTTAAATATGTAGTGTATAACAGTGAAGATCATATGATTGCATCTTGTAATACAAAAGGTGAAGCTGTTACCAAAGCTAGAGCTTATACGGAGAAACATCAACGTTCTACTCATGTATGTATGGAAAAAAGCCTTGAGAAAGGTAATAGAGCAGTAGCTAAAATTACATACAAGAAAGCACCAACAGAAAGAGATGGTGAGTGGATATTCTTTGGTTACGCAGCAGAATAAATATTAATTATGGCACATAGACCAATGAAAACCAGAGACATATATAGAGGAACATCAAAATTACCCAGCAAAAACATACTTAACACAACATTAGTCACTCAACTTGAAGTGGTAGAAGACGGTGTAGTTAAGTATTATAATTGGGATAAGGATTCCAAAGTGATAGCTTTATTAGAAGATACACAAAAAACATTACGTATATACATTAATCATAAAACTAAATAATATGCCAGATATTTCAATGTGTAAAGGTGGTAGTTGTATGCTAAGACTTACATGCCACAGATATACAGCAACAGCTGATGATTTAGGTCAATCATTTTTCTCAGAACCTCCATATAAAGTGAACATGATGCTAGATGAACACAATCCTAACTTAGGTGTTGTAACATTATCTTGTAGTTACTTTTGGAACAATGAAAAATATAAGAAAGATGAAAAAAAACCTACAAATAACTGAGGATTGGGAGCGTGAAGCTCTAAAAGATTTCATATATTTACATGAAGAAAAACAGTTGATTTCTGATGAAATTCATAGAGAATTACATAGAAAACCAGCAATAATAACAGTTGTTGACAAACACAATATATTAGACAAACAACATGAACATCACAGTAACGCACTACCATTTTGAGGAGATTATTAAAGCTGGCTATACGCTAGATATAATCTATTTCCTTAAACTTGTGGAAGAAGGTGTTGATGTGGAACAAATGTGTTCAGATCCAAAACTACAAATGCTTTGCCAGACAGTGAGAAGAAAAGGTTTAATTAGTGAATCTTTTAAACTCACTGTCATTGGTAAATCTGTATTAGGATTTCTAGATGAAGATGGTACACCAGAAACAAAGTTTGTTAAGCAGAAAAAAGATGCTAATGATTTTGATGAGTGGTGGAAAGCTTATCCAGGTACAGACACATTCACACACAAAAAACAACCTTTCACAGGTACAAGAAGCATGCGTGTAAAGAAAGATGACTGTAAAGTCAAGCTTTACGCTATTCTAGCTGAAGGTGAATATACTATCAAGGAAATGATAGCAGCATTAGAATATGAAGTGCTTCAGAAGAAAGAGAATTCTGTAAAGACAAAGACCAATAGGTTAACATTTATGCAGAATAGTCTTACGTATTTAAATCAAAGAACATTTGAACCCTTCATTGAATTGATTAGAGAAGGTAAAACCGTGGTTGAAGAACCAATAGTAAGAGGAGGAACAGATATATGAAAAATGAAATTTTGGTATGTAAAGAATGTGGATCAGCAGATTCTATTCAGATAAGAGTTTGGCAGTATGTAAACAATAGTGAATACGCAGGGGAATGTAGTGATGATAGTGGAGATAGATGGTGTGAAGATTGCGAAGAACATGTTGATTTCACAACACAAGAAGAATTTGAAAAAAGTAAAATATGAGTAGTTTTGACGATTTAAAGAAAGCAGTTCAAGAAGGTATGGATGGTAGGAATAATGGTATTCCTATGGGCTTTAACAGATTGAACAGATATATAGGCATTAGAAAGTCTATGTATACTCTTGTGGGCGGACTAACTGGTTCTGGTAAAACATCATTCATTGATGATGCATATGTACTTAATCCATTTGATTGGTACATAAGCAAAGAGAACAAGACAAACATTAAACTGAAGATTATATACAGATCCATGGAGCGTAGTAGAACATACAAGTTTGCTAAATGGGTGTCTCGTAAAATATTCTTAGACCAAGGAATAATCATTCCTGTTAATAAAATGCTTGGTTGGACTGATAAGATGACTCATGACGAACATGATCTATTCTTAATGTATGAAGATTACATGGGAGAGATGAATGAGGTGATGACAATCATTGATGGTCCAGAGAATGCTATAGGTATTGCCAAGCATTTAAAAGACTATGCGTTAGCTAATGGTGAAATAGAAGAAATAGATAAATATAACAAGAAGTACGTTCCTAATGATGAGAATGCAGTTACACTTGTTATTGTTGATCATATTGGTCTATTGAAGATTACTAAGGACCAGCCTACAAAAAAGCAAGCTATTGACAAGATGTCTGATGAGCTAAGATATGCTAGAGATATGTATGGATTTAGTCCAGTGGTTGTTAGTCAGTTTAACCGTGACATCTCTAATCAAATGAGACTAAAGAATGGTGACGTTGAGCCAAGACTAGAAGATTTCAAAGAATCAAGTTCTACACAGGATGATGCTGATGTTGTATTAGCATTGTTTGATCCTATGAGATATAAGGTGGCAGACCCATCTGGTTATGATCTTAACAGACTAACAGATGATTTTGGTGCTAAGTATTTCAGATCATTACGACTAATTAAAAATAGTTATGGTGAGGATGATGTAAGAATAGGCTTAGGCTTCTTAGGTCAGATTGGTATGTTCAAAGAGCTACCAAGACAAAGAGATATGACTGAAGATGAGTATAAGTCTGTATTAAATAAAACGTATTTCCTAAACAAATAAAACATGAGAATAACAAGCAAGGTGTACAACACTTTACCAAGAAAAGATAGCCATTGGTGGCAGATAGTTCTGATACCAACTGTAGCTATTATGAACAACATACAGGAATTTGATCCTTATGTAGCAATTAACATTGAATGGTTATTTTGGTCACATACAATAATTATAAACCATGGCAACCCTCCAGAAGAACCAGAAGCCTACTTTAAGGGATAATAGACAGCAAGAATTTGCTAATATATTCTTAGAGCACGGTAAGTTTGGTATCCTTAATTTATGTCCTAGGTTTGGTAAGATTTATACTACCATCAACATCCTAGAGAAACTAGATAAGGATATCAATATACTAATAGCCTATCCTGATTTAAAGATTAAAACATCTTGGGAAGAGGATTTCAACGTTAGAAAGTATAAGAATCCTAATATAACGTATACCACTCATTTATCCATTAAAAAGCACACAGAAGCTGTTTATGACTTAGTTGTACTTGATGAGATACATTTACTCTCAGAAGCACAAATAGAGGCTGTAAAGGAGCTAAAATGCATAAATGTACTTGGTTTAACTGGTACACTATCTAGCTATACAGAGAAAACGCTTAGAGAAGAGCTTGGACTGAATGTATTGGCAGAATATCCAATAGAACAAGCTATTGAAGAAGGTGTTATTGTAGACTATGAAATAACAGTGGTAACCACTCCTTTAGATGATGTAATTAAATACAACTATAAGGGTAAGTGGAAAACTGAGAAGAAACAGTTTGATGCATATGGTTGGGTGATAGACCAAATGGAAAGACAGGGTAAGGCAACTATGTTCTTACGTCTAGCCAGGATGAGAATCATTCAAAACAGTGTGGCAAAACTAAGACTGACACAGAGGTTATTACAAAAGCACAAAGATGAACGTGTATTAGTATTCTGTGGTGTCACTAGTATTGCTGATAGTTTAGGTATTCCTGTGTATCACAGTAAAGCAGGAGATAAAGAAGTGTTTGAAGACTTTGCTAATGGTGAGGGTAATCACCTTGCTGTTGTAAAGATTGGAAACACTGGTGTTACGTATAAACCACTTAACCGTGTGATTATCAATTACTTTGATAGCAATGGTGAAAACCTAGCACAAAAGATTAATAGATGCATGGCTATGGAGTATAATACACCAGACAAAAAAGCACACATATACATAGTGTGTTCCACGGAAGAAGTGGAAAAAAAATGGCTAAACAAAGCGTTAGAGTTCTTTGACAAAAACAAAATAAAATACATATGAAAATAGAATTAATTGAAGAGACTTCCATAGGAAGTGGTACTATGTTTTTAGTAAAAATTGATGGTGCCAATATTAAATGGTTTGCACAAAAAACTTCTGCAGAAGCCTTTTATTTAGAGGTTATAGCTAATCCAGAAATATTAAAACCTAAAATAAATATTTTGAAAACTGATGAAATTAATGTATCTTTGGACGAACAAAACAGTTAAAATATGTCAAGCAAATTAATTGGTATCGTGGGTGCCACTGGTACAGGAAAGTCCACATCAATCAAACATTTAGATCCAAAAGAAACGTACATTATCAACGTTGCTAAGAAAGAATTACCTTTCAAGGGAGCAGAGAAATTGTACAATTTGGAGAACAAGAACTACAAGGAAGTAGATGATGCTATTGAAATCACAAAGTTATTAAGAGTGATTTCAGACAAAGCTCCTCACATCAAGAACATCATTATTGAAGACTCTAATTACATTATGGGATTCAATATTGTATCTAAAGCTACAGAGGTTGGTTTTACCAAGTTCACTCTAATGGCTAGAGATATGGTGGAACTATTTAGAGAAGCAAGACGTTTACGTGATGACTTAAAAGTGTTCTATTTTACACACCCTGAAACTATTGAAGATGGTGGTGAGATTGTAGGATACAAGATTAAGACAGCAGGTAAGTTGATTGACAATCAGATTGTTCTTGAAGGTTTGTTAACTGTGTGCTTATACACACACGTTGAAGACAACAAAGATGGCTCAGCTAACTATAACTTCTTAACTAATCGTTTTAGAAAGTATCCAGCAAAGAGTCCAGATGGTATGTTTACAGAAGTAAAGATTCCAAACAATTTACAATCAGTTGTAAATGCAATAGACGAGTATTATAATTAATCATAAACAAAAACAGAGAAAACAATGAGTAACATTGGAGGCAAAAAAAGAGAATCGCAACAGTTTGACAACAAAGAGTTTGCGAAGAAAGTAGGTTTATTTGAAGCTGAAGTAGTGACAATTAACCCAACTACAGAAGAGTACAAGGACATTCTAGGAATGGAATTGAAAGAAGACAGTAAAGCAACTGAGTATCTAAGCAAGAACAATGATGGTAACACCATTTTGCGTGTAGATGTTTGGTTGGAAGAAGTTAAGAACAAAGACAAGTTCAAGGTGACTTTCTTCTTGGAAAACAAAGAGAAAGAAAACAAAGATGCTACTAAGAAGCAGTATATCAATGCTGTAGGTATGTGTTCTTGGGCTGATGATGTAAACAATTTACCAACATGGTTCTCAGGTAGAGAATACCGTGTAGCTTATGTAGGTGAAGAAGACTTATACAACTTCTTACGCACTTGGATGGGTAATCTTGACTTACGTGATGCTGAATCTACATTACAGATTGAGTGGTCTAAGTTAATGAAAGGTAACGTTAAAGACTTAAAGAGTCAAGTGGGTGGTGAATATGCTACAAATGTAATTGCGTTAGCAGCTATCAAAACTGTAGAGAAAGAAGATGGTCCTAAGGAGTATCAAACTATCTACAATAAAGCATTCTTACCTGCATATGCCTTGAAGAACTTCAGATTACTTGATTATAGTGCATCTGATAACTTGAAAGCAATACGTGCCAAGAAATCTAAAGATTTGAAACCTCATGAGCGTTTTGTAATTAACGTTACAGGCGAGTATGGTTGTAAAGACTTTTATACACTAAAAGACTTGAGAGACTATAACTCTGATGATAATCTGGTAGCATCTGATAAGGTGATTGCTGAAGATGATGGTGATTATTAAAATATAAATCCTCAACAAAAGCCTCACAGAAATGTGGGGCTTTTTTATTAAACATGAATCATGATTAAAGGAGTGAAGAAGACAAAATTGTCTATAGAAGCAGTGCTTAGCAAGATATCTGAATATGATATATTTAGATTCTATATGCCAGATCATGATTGGAAACTTAATAGGGTTACATATTCTCCATTTAGGAAAGAGAATAATCCATCATTTGTTATTGGTAACAAACTAGGTTATATATCATTTATAGACTTTGCTGATACAAGCTTGAGAGGTGACTGTTTTAACTTTGTACAAAAGCTGTTCATGCTACCAACTATGATAGATGTACTAAAACTCATAGATAAAGACTTTGGGTTAGGCATCAGTAGTGGTAAATCAACAGAAGAGTATAAGAAGATAGTTTCTGAATACAAACAGCCTCAGATTGAGAAGAGATATTCTATCATCCAGGTGAGTACCAGAAAGTTTACTAGTAGAGAACTTGAGTATTGGAATCAATATCACATAGATCTTCAAGACCTTAGAGATAATAATGTATATGCTATAAAGAATGTATTTCTTAATAAGAGCAAGTTTGCACTTAAAGATGAAGAAATGACATTTGGTTATCTATATGAAGGACAATATTGGAAGATATATAGGCCATTTGAAGACAAGAAACACAAATGGATTCCTAATAATGTTCCAATCACCGTAATGGACGGTAAAGAAGATATAGTTAACTGCAGCGTAGCATTTATCAACAAGAGTAAGAAAGACTATATGGTAATGAAGAAGATATTCCCATGTAGCTGTGCTGTACAGAATGAGGGTATAGGTTGTTTCTCAGAAGAGAATGTAGAATACCTAAAAGCTAATTCTGATAGCCAGATATTAAGTTTTGACAGTGATGTCACAGGTGTAACTAATTCACAACAGATTACTAAACTGTTTGATTTTGGTTATGCTAACGTCCCACGTAAGTATTTAGCTGAAGGGATTAAAGATTGGGCAGATCTTGCAAAAGTCCACGGATTAGAAACAATAGAAAAGTATTTAATTAACAAAAACATTTTATGACGATACAAGATTTAAAAGAAGCTATTCAAAATGAAATAGAATGGTTTGAAACTACTGAAGGAGATGATCTAGAATGTATAGGAATAGAAAATCTAGAAGGTATATTATCTAAATATTTTAACACAGAAATTAAATTAACACAAGATGGAGATTTATAACACAACAAAAGAGTTAATTCTCAACACACCAGTTCCTGCACAGACAAGAACATATAAGCCTGTTTCACATGGTCAATTAATAGACCTTACATTAGATGGTATTAGCAAAGCTGGTTTCATTTTAGACAAACAAACATATTCAGCAGCTGCAGATGGTCAAATTGCTAATGGTAAATTCTCTATCAGCAATGTAGCAGATAGCGAGATGCAATTACAAATAGGCTGGCAGAATAGCTATAACAAACAGCTTACATTAAAGTTTGCTATTGGTACACGTATATTAGTATGTTCTAATGGTTGTGTATCTGGTGACTATGGTGCATTCAAGAAGAAGCATGTTGGTGAAATTCAATCATTCACACCACAGGCTATTGGTGATTACATCAAGACAGCTGCAGACTCATTCAAGTTAATGCAATCTCAGAGAGAAACTATGAAGCAGATTGAAATCACTAGACGCACAAAAGCTGAGTTGATTGGTAGAATGATGATTGAAGAACAGTTCATCCAGTCTACACAGATGAACATTATCAGAAGAGAGATGAGTAATCCTACACACGATTATGGTGCTCAAGATAGCTTATGGGAGTTGTACAACTATACAACATTTGCTATGAAAGAGATTCATCCTAGTCTTTGGATGGAGAATCATATCCAAGCACATAAGTTCTTTAATGATTATGCTACTAACAGACAACCAGCTGTTGTATCAGTGGTGGAAGAAGAGGTAGTATTTAATCAATTATCAATATTTTAATATGAATTGGGAAAAATTTAAAGATCAGTTTCATGAGAGTTGGCACTTGAAGATGAGACCATTTATTGAGAGCGAAGCTTGTGATGAAATCTATAAATTTCTTAAGTCAGAGAGTCAGAGGGGCAAGAAGATTGCTCCTCTGTCTTCTAATGTCTATAGATGTTTTATGGAAACCCCACTAGATGAGCTCAAGATTGTAATGATGGGCATGGCTCCATATCACACACTTAAACAAGGTTCTCCTGTAGCAGATGGTTTATTGATGGGCTGTTCCACTACTGGTGTATTACAGCCTTCATTAGAGCAGTTCTATGGAGCAATTGAGAGAGAAGTGTATGATGGACTATGTGTCTATTGTGACAAGACTAATCCAGATGTAAGCTATCTAGCTCATCAGGGTGTATTGATGTTTAATGCATCTCTCACCACTGAGATTAACAAAGCAGGTAGTCATATCAAACTATGGGAACCTTTCACAAAATATGTCATAGAGGAGATTTTAAATCCTCAACAAGTTCCTTATATATTCTTAGGCAAAGATGCTGCACAGTATGCTAGATATGCAAATCCATTTGTATGGAGTTTCACAACTACACACCCTGCATCAGCTAGCTATAGGAATACAGAATGGGAATCTGGAGATGTATTCAGAATGGTAAACAAGGTAATTAAAGACAATAATAATTTTCAAATTGAATGGTTAGACGGTACACCATTCTAAA